CAAGAGATGCTGTGTTAGTTTGCGTCCAATCCGATTGAATTTGGGCAACCCCACTACCGCCGCCAGTTACAGTGGCATTAATTTTTCCTGTAGTATCATCATAAGAAAAACTAATTCCAGTATGCACTCCAGTTGTAAAACTTCCTGCGACAGCATCTTGTGCTTTTTCGTCACTATATGGATCTGTAGCGGTGACAGATATTGTTTCTCCTAACGCAACAGTTGTGCCATTAATTGTGATACTGCTATTAGTTAGTGATGAGTTTCCAATATTTGAAATAGTATTGGTGCTTCCACTAATAGTTTTGTTGGTTAGAATGTCAGAAGTATTTCTAGCAACTAGAGTATCTGCAATGTTTGGCGCAGGGAAATACACTGTGCCAGTATTAATGATTGATGATACTACAGGATTGACGAGAGTTTTATTACTCAACGATTGGGTATCTATAGTGCCTACCACATTGCCAGTTGGCATTGATTTGCCTAATACTTGGGTGGCAGTTAATACACTAGTGCCACCAATTTTAAATGTTTTGGTTGGCACTAGATTAAAGTGTGCAGTTGACTCCCAAGCTGCAGAGTCATGACTATAAGTTAAATTAATATTTGAAGTGCCTAGGAGAATGCCAGCCCCATTTGCTAAGGTAGAGTTAGTAACACCATCAGCGATAGTAATAGTCTTATCTGTTACGACTAAATTTGTGGTGTTGACATAAGTTAGTGCGCCAGCAACAGATAAACTTCCAGTCAATGTTAGGTCATTGAAAGTTACATTTGAAGTTGTGTTAACGCTTTGACCAATAGAAAACGAAATATCACTGTCACTTGTGGAAGAAACTACAACTCCTGTGCCATTTCTCAAGTTAATTCTATCAGTGATTCCATTTCCACTGCCGCTGCCACCGCCTACAAGATTTACTCTTGCTCCAACAGCATTGCCATTAGATAATAGTGTGTCTGAAGATACACTATAAGTTGTATTTGTGTCGGTTAGTGTATTTGAAATGGTTATTTCATTGGAAGATCTAGTTAATGAAATTCCATTTCCAGATACTAGTGTGACATTTGTAGTGCTGGTATCGCTACCTGTTAGGCGTATTACTTTTTTGCTAGCAGTATCTCCATCAACTGATGATAGTGTGTATGTAGTGTTGGTATCTACTCCACTGCCACCACCTACAATATTGATGCTGCCACCTAGAGAAACCTGAGTACCGTTAATTGTGATGGAGCTATTAACTAAAGCACTATTTGGAATTAGAGAAAATGAATTAGTTGCTCCTGATAATAGACAGTTATTAAATGTTTTGTTTGTTATAGTTTGGGTGGCAGTTGTGAATACATTTCCGTATTGTGGAATAGTTACGCTGCCACCAAGAGGAACTGATTGAGATACTCCGTTAATATTAACGCTAATAGATGAGTTTGTTAATAAATTATTTGTTATGCTACCAGTTTTGATTGAGCTGGTGAAAGTTAAATTATTGGCAACGTTATATTCTAACTGTGCATTATCTAAAAATTTAACCTTGATAGTTCCAACTCCAGTTCCTCCTGCTACTAGATTTAAAGTAGCACCGTCGTCAGCATTTTCTGCTTCTATAATATAGGTGGTGTCTAAATCTAGACCTCCACCTCCTCCCCCACCACCAGAAACAGTCCTCCATTCCACAGTATTGCCATTACTCGCCAAAACTTGACCATTCAATCCTAGAGATCCACCAGCGTATATACCATTGCCAGTTAAGTCTAAGTTGTCATTAGCTTTTAATTCTTGAATTTCTTTAGTGTCAGGATTGACAATCAAAGGGAAGCGGTTTGCCATTACACGAACGCAAAAAGGTTTCTATTTATGTTATTTATAAATGGTCTGCCTAGGGGGCTTGACAGGTTCGGTAACCCGTGCTACTATAAATAAATGTTAAGGAAACGAAACATTCCTTAACAATACTTTCTCAACTACTCGGAGTATTTTCAATGACTGCAACTATCGCAACACGTCGCGGTGGTGAAAACATTTGGCAAAACTTCTGCGAGTGGGTTACCTCTACCGACAATCGTTTGTATGTCGGTTGGTTTGGAACTCTTATGATTCCCACCCTGCTTGCAGCAACCATCTGCTTCATCGTCGCCTTCATCGCCGCACCCCCCGTGGATATTGACGGCATCCGTGAGCCCGTCGCTGGCTCGCTCATGTGGGGAAACAACATCATCTCTGGTGCTGTTGTCCCATCGTCCAATGCTATTGGACTGCACTTCTATCCCATCTGGGAAGCAGCCTCTCTCGACGAGTGGCTATATAATGGTGGACCATTTCAACTGGTCGTCTTCCACTTTCTGATCGGTATCTATGCTTACATGGGTCGTGAATGGGAACTCTCTTACCGACTGGGTATGCGTCCTTGGATTTGTGTTGCCTACAGCGCACCCGTTGCTGCTGCTTCTGCAGTTTTCCTCGTGTATCCCTTTGGACAAGGTTCCTTCTCTGATGCTATGCCGCTCGGCATTAGTGGAACATTTAACTACATGCTTGTTTTCCAGGCGGAGCATAATATCCTCATGCACCCCTTCCATATGCTTGGGGTGGCTGGTGTATTTGGCGGTTCTCTTTTCTCTGCTATGCATGGATCTTTGGTCACAAGTTCCCTCGTGCGTGAAACCACAGAGAATGAGTCACAAAACTATGGTTACAAGTTCGGACAAGAAGAAGAAACCTACAACATTGTAGCTGCACACGGTTATTTCGGTCGTCTTATTTTCCAATACGCTTCCTTCAATAACTCACGCTCGCTGCACTTCTTCCTTGCTGCTTGGCCTGTAGTCGGTATCTGGTTTACTGCTCTTGGCGTTAGCACCATGGCATTCAATCTGAATGGTTTTAACTTTAACCAGTCTATCCAAGATAGTCAGGGTCATGTTATCAACACTTGGGCAGATATTCTGAATCGTGGTGGTCTTGGTATGGAAGTGATGCACGAGCGCAACGCTCACAACTTCCCACTCGATCTTGCTGCTGCTGAGATGACCCCTGTGGCACTCACTGCACCTGCAATCGGTTGACACTTCAGTTACAACTGATAAACTGGGGGAGCAATCCCCCTTTTTTATTGCAATAAATACTCAACGACATTGGAGATACATTGATGGTTAATGAAGTGCTTGGTGTGCATCACATCGCTGAGTTGTGTGAATGTAATGCAGACCTTTTAAACAACTCAGAATTTATTAGCACTTCCCTTAGGCAAGCAGTAGAACATGCTAACGCAACGTTGATTGAAGAAGTTAAATATGAATTCACGCCACAGGGAATCACTGCTGTTTGTCTGCTATCGGAAAGTCATATCAGTATTCATACATGGCCTGAGAAAAGTTATGCTGCTGTAGATATCTTTACCTGTGGCAATCATACCAATCCAGATGTTGCTTGCAGATTTATGGCAGACATGCTAGAATCTAAACATCCAATATTCACCGTCATTTATAGAGGAATCTAATGGAAATTGTTGCTTATACAAACCCAGGATGCAGTCATTGCACCACACTTAAAAAACTTTTTAAGAGAGCATTGGTTAATTATACAGAAGTAACAGTTGGAAGAGACATTAATTTTCAATTGTTTCAGCAAAAGTTTCCAAAAGCTAATGGATATCCTTATGTAATTATAAATGGAGAAGAGATCGGTGGTCTCGTAGAGACTGCTAAACTATTTTTAGAAAAAGGATTAGTTGACCCACCCAAAAAATAATATGGCAAAAGTAAATGATGAAATTTATAATATTGTTAACACAGCAATAGATCTAGCAGTTACTTCTCAAAAATATCAATTAAATTTTTACAGTTTTCTTAAGTCTGAAGATATTAAGAGACCAGAAATTTTATCATTTTTAAATAGCTCATTAGTTTCTCAAATAAAAGATGAAATTTCTCATCTTGATTTGTATCTTGATGGTGGTCCAGATGTTGCTGACTTAAGAGAGGTTTATGGATGGATGGGAAAACCACGAGCAAGAAAATATAAAGAATACTTGGTGAAAATAATTGAAGATGCGGAGAAGTATGACTACGAAAGAAGACCTGGGAGAAAACCAGGAAGCAAAAATAAAAAAAAATCAGTTGCCGCTGCAAATAAATAAGGGTGTGGAGTTAATGCTTCGGAGGAAGGAGACAAATTTGCCAGACAAGACTGGTATTATCTTTAGTAAAACTTTTACAATCCTCCGTAAGACATTCAGGATAACTCTAGAGAGTCTCTGAGGATTGACAGAATCAATTTAAAGGAGTAGAATCATGGAAGCAACAGCACCGTTTTTGTTCATTGCTTTTTTCCTTACTGTTGGTGCCTTTATCCTAGGGGGTGTATTAGTATGGAATCTCAAAGACATTTTTGATATGTGGTACGAGAATGCTGGTTATGCCAAGCACGTTTTACATCCAGAAATGTTTGATGAAAATGGTGAAATGTATAGAGATGACCTATTGAGAGTCACATTTGTAGACGATGAAGAGTATGACGACGAGGACTAAATGATTCTAATCGATATGAATCAGATTATGATTAGTAATTTGATGATGCAATTAAAGATGAGTGTATTGAATGAGAATCTAGTTAGGCATATGGTGCTTACTGGGTTACGCTCTTATGAAAAACAATACAAAGATCAATACGGGGAAATGGTCTTAGCATATGACAGTAAACATTACTGGCGTAAAGAAGCATTTCCTCATTATAAACAGAATAGAAAGAGAGATCGAGAAGCATCTGAATTAGATTGGAATGCCATCTTTGAAGTCCTGAATAAAATTCGGGATGAGATCAAACAATACTTTCCATACAAAGTAGTGGAAGTATATGGTGCAGAAGCAGATGATGTTATCTCTTCACTGGTAAAACACCAGGCAAAAAACAATATTAAACTACACAAAACAGGGCAATCTCTTGAGAAAGTTTTGATTTTATCTGGGGATAAAGACTTCATTCAATTACAACGGTATCCGTTTGTAAAACAATTTAATCCTATTTTGAAAAAAGAAATTAAACATGACAACCCCAAAGAATACATTCTCGAACATATCCTTAGAGGAGATAAGTCAGATGGCATACCTAATTTCTTATCTGACGACGATACGTTTGTGGTAAACAAAAGACAGAAACCTATAAGTAAGAAAAACTTAGAAAAGTGGGTGAAGATAGACCCATCTGTTTTCTGTAATACAAAAGAGTTGATGAATAACTATGAAAGAAATAGAAATTTAATTGACCTTACATGTATTCCTAATGATATTGAAAACAAAATTCTCGATCAATATCTATCACTAAATAATCAAGACAAGCAAGTGCCTCTTGAATATTTTAAAGAGCACCAACTTAATGATTTGATGCAGGAATATTATTTCCGCAAGAATACATTGACCTTTAATAGTAACTGATATGAAACTTTTAATTTCGGAAATTCTACAGAAAGTAAATAACGCTAAGACTAAAGCAGAGAAAAGTAAGATCCTGCAAGAGAATAATTCACAAGCTCTTCGCAGTCTTTTTATTTGGAATTATGATGATAGTGTGGTTACACTTCTTCCTGAAGGTGATGTGCCGTATCGAAAAAATCCTGCAGCAAAAGGTCTTGATCATACCTACCTTGAGAATGAGCAACGTAAGTTTGCTTACTTTGTAAAGGGTGGCATGAATGTTAGCAACATGAAACGTGAAGAAATTTTTATTGGATTACTTGAAACTCTTCATGCTGAAGAAGCAGAAGTATTGTGTGCAGTAAAAGATAAAGCACTGCAAAAAAAATACACTCGTATTTCAAAGACACTAGTTCAAGAAACATTCCCTAATATTCAATGGGGTAATCGTTCTTGAATATCAAAATCCTACATCAAAATTGTGATCCAGCATTAGCAGAAGATAGAACTCTTCCTTATAACGCATATATTGTGAAGTATATTGATGACGAAGTATACTGTTATGATATAGTAATTTCAAATAAACAAGCGGATATTTTTGATTACTATTGGGATAGATATAGAGAAAGACTTATCAAGTTTAAGCAAACTGAAGGGCGGGTCAATCCAAAACTTTGGGACAATAAACCAAAAGAAGAAAAGAAAAGGAGGTAAAGATGCCTATTATAATTAGTAACGAAGGAGGTGAAAATATTTTAAAATATTCTCTGGGTATTTCAACAACAACTGAAACTTTAAAATTAAAATTATATAGTAATAACGTTAGTCCCACTCCCCTCACAGTAGTTGGAGATTTTACTGAAGTAACTGGTGGCGGTTATGCTGAGAAACCTTTAGATGCTTCCAATTGGACAGTTACTGGTAAAGTTGCATCAAGCAATCCGCAATTGTTTACCTTCACATCTAGTATTGGTCAAATTTATGGGTATTATTTAGTTGGTGCTACCAGCAATAAGTTAATTGCTTCTGAGAAATTTACTTCTGGTCCATTTAATATTGCTAACAATGGAGATAGTATTACGGTTACTGCTACTATTAGTGTTAGTTGACATGATTAAATAATTCTGCTAAACTAAATTCATAATATTGAGGTAAAAATGTCCGAAGAAATTGTAGATGTATCTTCACAAGAAGTACCGCTCACTCCTGTAGAAACTGTTGATGATAGTGGAGTAATTATTCCTGATCCGCAACTTGTTGAAAATGTTTCTGAAGAAGGACTCAAAGAAATTGAAGCAAGGCGGGAAGAAATAAAACAAATGATTCCTCCATATCCTTCTGAATGGCAAGATGCTTCAGAAAATCTAGACTCAGAGGATTCAGATGAATCATTTTCTGAATCATCAACACCTTCTGTGATGGCAAACTTTAAAAAAGATGAAATTAATAAACTTATAAAAAAATATAAAAAGTATCTTCGTAGTAACCTGTCAGAAATCCGTCGTCTAGAATCTTAATTATGAATGTATCTTTAGTATCAGTGACTCCCGATGCAGAAAAAACAATGGCATATGTTGCTAGAGTTAGCAACCCTGCGAATCAAGACAACGAAAACTATGCCAAGTTGCTTGCTTATTGTATTAAGCATAATCATTGGTCTGTTTTTGAGCAAGCTCATATGACCCTTGAGATTGAAACCTCTCGTGGTATTGCAGCACAAATCTTGCGTCACAGATCATTTACATTTCAAGAGTTTTCACAACGCTATGCTGATACCAATTTGTTAGCATCAGACATTCCTATTCCAGAATTACGTCGTCAAGATGAAAAGAATCGTCAGAATTCTACAGATGATCTTGAAGAAGAAAAAGTATTTGTTATGAATAAAATGATTCAAGACCTTTTTAGAGATGCCCAAGATGTCTACAATTTTCTTTTATCACAAGGAGTAGCAAAGGAGTGTGCAAGGTTTGTATTACCTTTGGCAACACCAACACGTATCTATATGACAGGTTCGGTAAGATCATGGACACACTACATCAACCTTCGCTCTGCTCATGGCACTCAAAAAGAGCATATGCAAATTGCTGAAGCATGTCGTGAGGTATTTAAACAACAATTTCCAGTAGTATCAGAAGCATTAGGTTGGACCAATGAATAATAACAAACCAGATCTTTCTAAATTGCATAATCAATTTAATGAATTAACTACCTCCGTAGCAAAAATTTCCGAAGAGCAAAGAAATAAAATTAAATTTCCATATGAGGTTTTAATTTCTGTAGATAAAGGGTGGATTCCTTGTGCTATACTTGAAGTTGATACTGAAAAAGAATTAGCTAAAGTGGCATTTTATCATCCAGATCATGCTGGGTGGATGGAAACTTGTCAGGGTGGAGTTTTTGATGAGGTAGTTGAAATGTGGAGAGTTAGAGTGAGAGAGTAATATGAATTTTGTTTTCCTATGAATATTTTCTATTTAAGTTACGACCCACGCACTTGTGCCGCCGAGCATTGTGATAAGCATGTAGTAAAAATGATTGTTGAGTATGCTCAACTCATGTCTACTGCTCATCGTGTGCTTGACGGCATTCCTTATACTGGTAAAACAAATAAGAATCGTAATATTAAACGCTGGCGACTTGACAAACCACGCGAAGATATTCTATACAAAGCATGTCATGTTAATCATCCATCGGCAAAGTGGGTAAGAGAATCAGTATCACATTACAGGTGGCTGTTTGATTTGTTTCAGCATTGTTGTGTAGAATATACACGACGCTATGGAAACTACCACAGCACTGAGAGTTTGGTTAGTTATCTTTGGGTGCCACCATTCAATATTAAAGATGCTGGTTGGGTTGACCCCCCTCCTGCAATGCCAGATAAATATAAAATACCTGGAGATAGCATCCAGTCATACCGCAACTATTATATTGGAGACAAAGTTGCGTTTGCAAAATGGAAGTCTCCTGCCACGATTCCTACATGGTTTATTAAAGATGCCAACTTACAAATTCAAAGATAATAATACAGGTGAAGAGTTTGAAAAGTGGATGTATATGGCAGATAGAGAGCCTTATCTTGCTGCTAATCCTCACATCACTCAGATGCCAACCCTTCTGCATTCAGTTTCTGAAATAGGAAACTGGCAAAACAAATCATCAAGTGATTGGAAATCGATTATCAACCGCGCTGCCAACGTACCTGGATCGAATGTAGAGAGACTATAAATTATGCCTATAAAAACTAGAAAGAAAAATGGTGCTGTTGTTCCGTCTGGTATGAGTTTGAAGCAAATGAAACGAAAGAAGCCTGTCAATTCTGAATTGCTTACAGAGATTGAGCCTCTTACAGAGAATCAAAAAAGATTTTTTGAAGAGTATGCAAAGGGCAAAAATATGTTTGGATATGGTTGCGCTGGCACTGGTAAAACATTCATCGCATTATATCTCGCACTTAAAGACGTTCTCAATGAGAATACTCCTTATGAGAAAATCTATATCGTTCGCTCACTAGTAGCGACACGCGAGATTGGTTTTCTTCCAGGAGACCACGAAGATAAGTCATCTCTATATCAAATTCCATATAAAAATATGGTAAAATATATGTTTGAGATGCCAAGTGATGATGAGTTTGATAAACTATATTATAATCTCAAAGCACAGGAAACTATTTCTTTCTGGAGTACATCTTTTATTCGTGGCACCACACTAGACAACTGCATTATTCTGATTGATGAGATGCAGAATCTAAACTTCCATGAGCTTGATTCAATCATCACTCGTGTAGGACAAGACTCTAAGATTATCTTCTCGGGTGATGTTAGACAGTCAGACCTTATTAAAACTCATGAGCGCAATGGTATCATTGACTTCATGCGTATCATTGAGACCATGGAAGAGTTTTCAACAATTGAATTTCAAATCGAAGACATCGTACGTAGCGGATTAGTCCGTAGTTATCTCATTAGTAAAACAAATCTAGGACTATAAAATGCTTTTTTGTCATGCTCCTTTAGACCCAATCGAATTGATTGCTGAAACTGTAGATGGTCGCAGAGTTTATCCTGTGCCATCGGGCGGTAAGTACCCATCGATTACTACTGTGCTCTCTTGCAATCCAGAGAAGAAAGCTGGTATAATGAGGTGGAGAAATAAAGTAGGAGAAGAAAAAGCAAATCGTATCTCTAATCGTGCTGCTAATCGTGGCACATCGTTTCACCTTATGTGTGAAGACTACCTAAATAATACATACGATGAAAATAAATTCAAGGACAAGTATCTGCCCTTGATGATGTTTAAGAATGCTATACCAACCTTAAACAGAATCAATAATATCTACGCACAAGAAGCGGCACTATACTCAGACGAGTTGGAAATTGCAGGGCGCGTAGATTGTATTGCAGAGTTTGATGGAGAGTTATCTATCATCGACTTCAAGACATCTGCTGAAGAAAAAAAGCTAGAGTGGATTGAAGATTATCTTATTCAGGAAACAGCATATGCATGTATGCTGTATGAAAGATACAAATTAAAAGTTAATAAAATTGTTACCATCATCGCTTGTGAAAGCGGAGACACTCAAGTGTTTGTAGAAACACCAAAGAAGGAATACCTTCTAAAATTAATTCAGTACATAGATCTGTATAAAAAAACCTATGAATAAAGGAGAAATATTAGAGGATAAGTTTATGACTAGTGCAAAATTCTCACAGGATGTGGAGAAGATTGCATCACATAATGATATGAATTATATTGATGCTATTCTACACTATTGTGATGTAAATAATATTGAGGTGGAAACGGTATCAAAACTCATTACCAAACCTCTAAAAGAAAAACTAAAGTTTGATGCTCAACAATTAAATTTCATCAAGAAAACATCCCGCGCTAAACTAATGTTAATATGACCGACTTTTTTGATTCCGATATTGTAAGAGAAGAAGCGAAAGAAATGGAGCGTCTTCAAATGAAAGCGATGGAGCTCACACTTGCTGGTCCTATGCAGGGTAGTAAGGAAGATCAACTTGAATACATCCACACCGTAAGGTCACTGGTAGAGAAACAACAGATCTTCTATACTCGTCTGAAACTATCAGACGATCCCAGAGCGGTTGAGATGTGTGAGCAGATTGAGCAGGGTGCTAAGATGCTCTACGGTTGGTGGGAGACACAAGACGTGCTCTCGCTGATGCGCGGTATGCTTAACAAGCTTGACCAGTTTCAAGCAGAGATAGAGGCAGACGAGGGTTGACGCCCCCCTCTCTGCCGTGTTATAATGACTAAGTGATAGGGCGTCACACAGACCAAATCTAATTTAATCCGAGGTAATCCTATGTCTTTTGCTGACCTTAAGCGTAAGTCGCAAAATAATTTCGCATCTCTAACTAAAGAGTTAGAGAAAGCAAACTCTTCTTCCAGTGCTGATGAGCGTTTCTGGAAACCATCTGTCGATGCTGCTGGCAATGGGTTTGCTGTTATTCGTTTCTTGCCTGCCCCTGACGGCGAAGACCTGCCGTTTGTGAAACTGTATAGTCACGCCTTCCAAGGACCAGGCGGTTGGTATATTGAAAATTCTCTGACCACGAATGGTGGTAAAGATCCTGTTGGCGAAGTCAATCGTCGCCTGTGGAATAGTGGGCGTGATTCCGATAAAGAAACTGCTCGCAAGCAGAAGCGCAAGCTCTCTTACTACAGCAACATCTATGTGGTAAGCGACAAAGCAAACCCAGAGAATGAGGGTAAAGTATTTCTCTACAAGTATGGTAAGAAAATCTATGATAAAATCATGGCTGCCATGCAACCTGAGTTTGAGGATGAGACTCCTATCAATCCTTTCGACCTGTGGGAAGGTGCTAACTTCAAACTAAAGATCACTAACGTTGCTGGTTACTGGAATTACGATAAGTCTGAGTTTGCTGCACCTGCTGCCCTTGCTGCTGATGATGATACGCTTGAAAAAATCTGGCGGCAATCACATTCTCTCCAAGAGTTTGTTTCTTCCCCTAACTTTAAGACCTATGAAGAGTTGGAAGAGCGCCTGAATCTGGTGCTTGGCATCACTCAAACTCCTTCCGTTGCTCGCGCACAAGTTGCTCGTCCTACACTCGATGAAGAGATTGCAGACGAAGAAGAGTTTGTTGCTCCGCGCCGCGAACCTTCCTTACCTAAGGTTGCTGTTGCTGCTGGTGTTGACGAGGATGAAGATGATGCTCTCAGTTACTTCGCTCGCCTTGCTGAGGAAGACTGAAACCAAAATCTATAGTTAAAAACCAGTTGGGCGGAAAAAAAATCCGCCCATTTTTTTGCACAAAAAAGTTTAGACCCCTGCTCTCTTCAATTGACTATCAACATAATTAGTTGATCGTGAGTAAAAATTTTGCTCCTTAAAATTTCTTACAAATTCTTCAATGTATCTTGGTTTTAAAAGATAAATTTCTCTCCTTGATTCATTTTCTCTGATAGCTTGATCTAGATTTGTCACTGTTTTTGTAACTAAATTACCTGCTCTGGTTGTATAGATGAGAGAAGGAGTTGATTTATCTAGATAAACATATGGAGTAGCAGTAAATTTTTGATCAACAATTAACCCCTCTTTTAAAACTACTATTCCTTCACTATTTTTTACCTCTACTGTCTCATAGTGATGCACGGCATCTGGATTCTCTGTTAGATCTCTGACCTGCCATTCCGCTAACGGCATATCGAAGTATGGATTGATTATATTATTAGTAATAGCAATTACCCAATCGTATAGAGCAGTGCCATATGCCTTTTCTGCAATAGAATCTAGACGATCTCCTTCTACAATGGCATAACGATTGAAAAATACAGAGTAACTAAATTTATCTTCGTCTATTTTAAAACGACGAAAGAAATTTTTGGCAACAATATAATCTGACTGTGAGAAAGGAAACTGTATTGGTTTCTCGTCGTATTGTATGTCGGGGGTGAGTGAGAAATACATTAGTATGATGGTCCTCCCTCTTGTAATTCGTTGGCGTATACCATTTTTGTTTCTTGAAAAGAAATTCTCATTGTTGTTGAAACTGGAGCTCCATTTGGTAGTCTAGCCCATGCACCATCTGGTGTATATGATACATTAAAATCAGTGATGACTGACGGTTTGTATTGTGTTACCCATGGACTTACTTCATTACCTTTTCTAAAAGTAACGTCAACAATTTGCGGCACTGTGACGAAGGATGCTTTTTCATCACCAGCACCTCCGTACGATGGTAGAGTTGCGAATTTGAAAGCATGAATAATTTGTCTGATTCTTCCACAATCAGCCTCATTAAATGGCGTCATTTTAAATGATAAACTAAAGTTTCTCATCTTTGGTCCTTTATATAACACTTCAGTGTTTGGGTTTAAAATTTGCCCAGTTGATGCGGCAAAGACATCATTGACAGACAAACTACCAAAATTTGCTTTTGCAAGTAACTCACTGATACCTTTTGCTGCTAAAGTACCTTTATTAATGGCATTATTAAATGTTGTTGTACCCGCTGCAATCGTTGCGTTCAGGGTACCACCAAGATCTTTTCCACTAAATGCTCCAAATGCTCCCAATGCTCCTCTAGCTATTGTGCTTATATTAGTATCTGTCCAACTAGCACCATATTGTCCTTCAATATCTTCTGGCATATACATTATAACAGTTTTTCCAGTTGATTTTAATCCTGAAGAAGATTTGTTATAAGCATCCAGCGATGCTTCCGTAATAAATCCGTCTTTACTAAAAGGAGCAGTATAATCATAGAAAGTAAACAACACATATTCCATGTCTTGCCCGATAGCTTCATACGGATATCGCAGCTGCTCCTTCTTCGGTGTTTTTGGCCCTGTGCTGACGCCTGTTGATGGTAACATTATTCTACATCCTCGATGTCTTCTGGTTTGCCATAACCTTTTATGATTCTCTTTGCTTTGAATCTAGTATAGAATTTTTCATTAGTTTCTTTCCACACATCAGCAGATTTATATGGAAATTTTTGACCATTTTTATCTCTAACAAAACTTTCTACAGGCAGGGCAATAGATGTTTCCCACTCAGCAGATGCTAAGTCCAAAAGAAATCCATCAATGTGGTCTGTTATATATTTATGGATAATACACGTAGGCACGTTAACTTTATCATCCATTAAATCTTGTATAATTTTTAATCTTTTATTTGGATGTACATAATGTAAATTGGCAGCAATGAAATGATCTCTATTGGCACGTATCACATATGCTAAAGGAAACTGATCGTAGTATGGTAGATACTTCATCTTTGCTTTGTATTCAAACAAGAATAGTCTTCCTTGTTTAGCATATCTTCTTATTTCATTTTTGTCTTGCTTGTCTTCATCTTGTATCCTATCTCTTCTTTCTTCTTTTACCGTTTTTTCTGGTTTAGATTTATATTCTAAAGCCATTTTTTTAACAGTTTGACGATACCATGACCATGTTTTATCTTCACCATCGGTAAGTTTCTGGACACGCTCAAAGATAGTCTCGTAGTTTTTGCCACCAGACTTACTATCTTTGCCGAATCCTTTTGCCATGTTAGACTCCTAGGTGATCTTCTGTCAGTATTAGAAACTCCATGCGTCTATCTTCACACCATTCTTTAGCTGCTTCCCACTTCGCCATATTTTTATAGTAAGATAATACCTTATCTTTATAAATTTTTGTTTGTTTTTTCTGTGGGTCAGGGGGTATTGTTTGTTTTTTTGGTTTAATTTCAATAAGATATTTCTTTATTTCACCAGTCTTTGTTTGTATTTTGATATAGAAATCAACGTAGTAACGATGTACTCTACCATCAATAGGTGAGCGATACGGTATCACACATTCTTCACTGCCCCATTGCAATACGCTGGGATTTTTATCACAGAATATCATAAACTTTCTTTCCCAAAGAGACCGATAGATTATGTTTGTCGGATTCCCTTTGTACTTCTGTGGATTTTCAGGTCTATACTTTCCAGAGTATGCCATAAATAATAATATAGTTTCCGCATATCTATTTAGATGGCAAAGACGGTATTCACTGGTGATGCAGGTATTAGCAGTTTTCTAGGAGGCATTGCCAAAACAGGTGGCATGGCAATGTCAAATCTGTATGCGGTGCAATTTAATTTAGATGGAGAGAGAAATAAATTGTTATTGAAGGACCTGGATCAGATAGGATTTAGTAAACTAATTGGTAATAATACTGCATATGCTATGCTCACTTTGTTATGTGAAGAAGCATCTCTTCCAGGTATGCAAGCAAATACTGGTCAAACAACTGGCACTTACGTCGGCGGTGGTCAAGTTAATTATGCACACACAAAATCTTTTACAGATATAACTCTTGGGTGGACATGTGATGCTAATTTGTTGCCTTTAAAATTCATAAACATGTGGTTAAGTCGTCATGTTTTTGATGAAGGAACTGGATTTGCTAGTAGACTCTCTAATACACAGGTAAGATATCCAGACGAATACATGTGTCCAAGCATTACAATTACTAAAGCGGAAAGAAGTTCAACAAAAACATTAGGTAGAGTTAGCGGAATATATACATTACATGATGCATGGCCATATTCTATTCAAAGCACTCCTCTTTCTTATGGTGCATCTACTCTTTTGAAAGTAACAGCATCATTTTATTACAGGAAATGGTCATTTGACCCAGAAAATATTACATTATCATAAAACATTATGGCATTACCAAAACCCACAGTCCCAACTTATGAATTGGAATTACCTTCAACAGGTAAGACAATTAAATATAGACCATTCTTAGTGAAAGAAGAAAAACTTCTTCTGATTGCTACTGAGTCTGGTGATGATAAGCAAATGAGAGATGCTATCATTGAAATTCTAAAATCATGTATTCTTACACGCGGAGTAAAAGTAGAAGATCTTCCAATGTTTGATTTGGAATATGTTTTTCTACGCATTCGTGCTAAATCTGTCGGTGAATTAGTTGAAATGATTTTTACTGCCAAAGATGATGGAGAAACTAAACTTCCATATACATTAAATCTTGAGGAAGTTGAATGTATTAAACCAGAAGGACATGATAAAAAGATATCTCTTTCTGATAGCAGTGGTTTAATTATGAAGTATCCAAGCATGGAGCAATTTATTACATCACAAATTCTACAAAAAGAACAATCAACGGAAGAAGTATTTGATGAAGTTATTAATTGCGTTGAGCAAATTTATGATGGGGATGAAGTATGGGAAGCAAAAACTACACCAAAGAAAGAGATTAAAGAATACTTAGAAGGTTTGACAAGTAAACAATTTGAAGAAATTCAAAAGTTTTTTGCTACTATGCCTAAAGTATCACACTCTTTTACTTTAAATAATAAAGAAACTGGAGTGGATTCTGAATATACTATTGAAGGACTTACTAATTTTTTCGGATAAGTCTCTTCCATGAAACACTTGTGAATTTTTATCAGACTAATTTTAATCTGATGTATTTTCATAAGTTTTCTCTTACTGAATTGGAAGAGATGTTACCGTGGGAAAGAGAGGTATATGTTACTATGTTGATAAATCATCTTAAAGAAGAAGAAGATAGACAAAAACAGAAACAGTTTAAATGAATCCCGCACAACCGCCAGAAGGAATACTAGATCCCAAAAAACCTTATTGGTCTGCTGATAGGGTTGGCGAGGCAACTTGGTTGCGTCTCAAAGGTAATCTAACTGGTAGACGAGTAGAGGGGTTGAGCGAAAACTTCACATCCTATGTAAAACTTGGTGATGCTGATGCTGATAGGTTAATTGAAAACCTTAAAAAATGGGGTAAGTATCCTCAACTAAATCAGAAGGATAAGTCTGGTGGTGCATATAATGCTGAACCATACCAAAAGTGGTTGGTAGAAGAGTTTCTTGAGAAACCTTTCCGCGAAGAAGTAGATAAGAAAATTGAAGAAGCTGCTATACAGTCTAGACTAAAAGAATTAGACGAAACAAGAAAAGAAGTTAAGGAAGCAGAAACAAAAGAAGAAGTTGCTGCTGTCATTGAAGATAAGGTAGAAGTATTAGAAGCAATTAAGGAGGATATGAATCCTCGTCCTACAGAAAATAAGATTCCTGATCCCTGGGAAGGAAGTTATAATACTCCAAAATCAAAAAAGAAACCAAAGAGAAGAAAATTAAAAAGACCTACTGGAGTAATTAAAAAAACCAAGAAAAAATCAACACAAAATAAACAAGCACCAAAGACAAATAGAAAAACAAAACCATCATTCGGTAAAACGGTTGGTGGTGGACTCAAATCTATTGCATCTTCTATAGGTGGTGCTGGTGGCACAGCTTCTGGTGGTTCTGGTGGTTCTACAGGGGGCACATACACTCCGACAGCAGCTGGAGAAGGACCATCAATGCTCTCATTTGCTAGATGGATTTCTGGGAAGATAAAAAAATCTTTTGAAGACGCTAAAGAAGAGAAGAAAAGGTCGGATGAAGCAGCCGCAAATGGTGCTGACATACCAGCAGAGCAAAGAGAAAAAGGTTACTTTTTAAAGAAAGCAATTGGTTATCATTTTGGTGGTGAAGCATACGATAAAACTTTCGGTGCATTTTTAGAAAGTAAACCATTTAAAAAAACTAGTCAGTTATCTACATTTTCATCGCAATTTGATTACGGTGAAGATGATCCGAAGGCAAAGCAAAAGAGTAAGGATAGTATAAAAGATATTGGGTCTGGATTTAGACAAGTAGGAAGGTCTTTAGAGAAAATTAATCAATCTTTAAATACTCAAATTACTTTAACGCAAAAATTAGTTTCAGAAACAACTAGGTATGCAGATATATCTGAGCAAATAAGTCAGCAGTTATTAGGTCTTACTGACATAGAAGTTAATAACATAGCAGATGAAGCAGTAAAATCTAAGTCTCCTGATATAAATGTAGACGCAGATATTTCTATCGGTAATGAAAAATCTGGTGGTGGACTTCTTGATACCATTTTTGATGTTATAGATGGAATAGATGACATTGCTGATTTAGCAGACAGAAGAAAAGGAAGAAATATAAATGCCACACAAAAGAATCAAAGAGGTGGAAGAAGAACTAATATTACTGGTGATGCGCCAAAAAGAAAAAGTAGATTTAACATACCAAAAATATTTGGTAGGAGAAAATCATTTGCTTCTGGTGGAATAATACCAAACACTAGTGTTCCAGCTTTAGTTGGTGAAGCAGGACCAGAAATTATTTTGAGAAATAAAACTCCCAAGAAAATGGCTGCTGGTGGTGTTGTTGGTGGTGGTGATGTGAGTAATATTTCTTCTGCTGTTGGGTATGGTGGTATAAAGGGTGGAGAAGTTATGGGTCTTGCTCAACCATTTACTGAGGTAATGGAGCTACCAATTAGAACTTCTGGCGCAATCATGTTAGCAAACATGGGGACTTTTCTGAGAGGAATGGGACCACTTGGCGGTGTATTTGCTCCCATATTTAAACCAATGGTTTCTCCTTTCTCTAAATCATTTGGCATTGATAAGAATGTTATTAACTCTGCTCTCTTTGGTGCTTTGCCAGATAGAAGAAGTGCAATATCAATGCTGGGTGGTATATTTGATGGTCTTGGTATATTTGGGAAGGGTAAAAAAGGTAAGAAAGCGAAGCAGAAACCTCCTGGTCCTCCAGGAAGCGGCAATGATTTCTGGACATTGGCAGCAGTTGCTGCACTTGAAGATAGTACTGCTCAAGGACAAGCTGATGTTGCACAATCTGTCTATAATAGATTAGCGAATGGTGGGTGGGGGTCTACTATCCACGAAATTTTAACTGGAGATGGACAGTATCAAGTAGCATTTACTAATCCAACTGCAACAGGTGGCGGAGGATCTAAAGTCGCTGATGTCTGGAAAAGTATCACTGATGCTGATAGTGCTGCAGCTGCCATACAATATTACTATGAAGGGAGAGGGCAGACAGTTACTTTAGAGCAAGCAAAGAAAAAGGCAGAGGATGCTGCCCGAGCAATATCTGACCCATCTTTACAACAAAATGCTGCTCAGTTTGTTGGACCTCGCACAGACTTCAGAGCAGATCAACCAGCTGGTGTTACTGATGGAGTTGAAAGACCTACAGGCGGAAACTATTTCTTCAATGAGTTGCCAAGAAACTTACAGACAGCAGCACCAGTGCCATCATTTGCTGCTGGTGGTAATATAGGACAAGGAAAATTTGGAAAACTTTTAGGTTCTTTTATTGTTGAGGGGCCAATGAAAGGATATCCACTTCCATTACCTAGCAATAAAAATATTGAAGTGCATGGCACAGAAAGAGTGAAAATATATGAGAAGGGAATTGCTATTAGACCAATAGAAACACCTGAGTATAGTCAGTCTAAAAATCCTCAGCAAACTTCTAGAAGAAACCAACAGTTAGATAAAGAAATAGGATTGCAAGCTGCTGGTGGATTGAATGTCTTGAGTGGTTTGAAAAAATTTGCTACTAGTTTAGTCAAAAAATATAATCCATTCAAAGCAAAAGGATTGGGTAGAGGTACGAGAGCAACTGCTGGATTTACTGGAATGGGCAAAGCGGGTTTTGATGCCATAAATGCTGGAGCAAAATTTATAGAATCTAAAAAAGCAATGATACTTGGGCGTGGTGCTTATTCTGCACCACATATCAATACTGCTAAGAGATACGCTGGAACTTCAGGTTCATTCGGTGGTAAACAAGCAGCTGGTGGTATTATTAAAACTATTGTGCCTGCTAACGCATGGCGCTTAAATTTTCTTGAGCCACAATCTAAAGTAAGAGGAGAAGTGTTTGATAAGGGTAGAGTATTAGCAAATAAGATAATGTCGGGACAGTATTCCAATAGTCCTTTGGCAAATAAACTGAAGCAACAAATGACGAGAGGGTATGTTTCTCCAGACCTCTCTATTTCTGGGTCCAATTTAAAAATGTTAAAAGTTTTTGGTAAGGTAGTAAGAATTGCAGACTTGCCATTGATAGGTGATATGTTGTTCCCAGAATCTACTGCAACTTATGACCAAATAAGTGGTCCAAATGCATGGTATAATAACCCTGATATATCACCAGATGTGAAACAAAAGATGATGCAGCAATTTCAAACAATGAGAGCTCCAGCACCTTCTCAATCTACAGTGAATGTAGTAACTGTAATGCAGTCTAAACCTAGAGTAATTCCTTTGGCAGCACCAGCAGCTCCAGCGACTGTTATGCCAAGAAATTCTCAGGGAGATGCATCGAAAGCAATACAGTTAGAAAAGTTACGTCGTCACTCATAAATATTTTTCGTGCAGGAATAACAAATGGCAGCAGGAACTTACACTCCAACACAAGCAGGAGAAGGACCATCGATGCTTAGCATTGCTAAGTCGATAGGAACTAAGATTCGTGATGCCGCAGAGCAAGCAAAAGAAGAGAGAGAAAAGGCTGATAAAGAAGGTGTGCAGGTAGAGAAAGGATCTCTATTCAAATCATCTCTAAAAAATCAATTTAACCCAGTCAAATCTAAAAAAGCAAAAAGTAATTGGTCCAAACAATTCTCGTGGAATCAAAAGAAAACTGATTCTCCAATCGCATCCGCCGCAGCAGCAGAATCTCAAGCAAAATCAACGCCAGAAAAATTAAAGAATTTTATTGCAGGTGGGTTTTCTGCTATCATGCAAGACACCACTATGATGGTGCAGAAATTATCGTCATTGAATTCTTTAACTAGTGAAAATGTAGCCTCTGCTTCTAGAGCATCAGATACATTAACAGTAATTAAGGAGACATTATCGACACAGACAGAATTAAAAAGAAAATCTATTGAAGATGCGAAGTATGCTAGGACTGAAAAAAATATTGATAAGACGCAAGATGTTGCAGATGTAATTAAAAAGAAAAAATCTTCTTCTAGTAAATCAGATTCTTCTGGTGATGGTGGAGGTGAAGAAGGTGGCGGTGGAATGTTTGATTGGTTGTGGAAAAGTTTGGAAATTATTGATGTATTAGATGACATTAATGATTTGAGAAAAGGTAGAAATCCTTTCAGTAGATTTAGGATGCCTGGCACGATGCCTGGCACTGGTCCTAGGGTTACTACGAGTGGTGGAGCTCCTGCTCCAGCAGCAAAGCAACCATGGTGGAAAAAGATGTTACCTTTCGCAGATGATGCTGCAAAAGGTGGCACTAAAGCAGGAGCAAAGGGTGCTGGTGGATTACTTGGTAGATTACTTCCAGGAGCACAAACTGCGTTAGGTATTGGATTAGCAGCAAAATCTTTTAGTGAGGGTGATGCTGTTGGTGGTGCGTTGAATCTTGGTAGTGCATTGCCTGGTCCATTCGGGTGGGCATTCTTGGCAGCTAGTCTAGGAAGAGATATTTTTGCTCCAGGACTAGGCAACAAAGAATTAGGACAAGCATTCAGTACTCCAGGTTTAACACCAGAGCAAACATCAGGTATGTCTGGACTTGAGAGGGGGATGCTAGACATTTCTACTCCATCATTCACTGGATTTTCTGAAGGTGGCATAGTCCCATCAGCAGTGCCACCATCTCCTGTTTCTTCAATGGCATCAGGTGGTATAGTAGATAATCCCACTAAAACAATTTTAAATCCTGGTGATGCGGTGTTACCTCTCGATAGTAACCCTGCTAAAAATATTTTTGGTAAACAAAAATCAGCTGATAGTGAAGAAGCCATGGCAATTCCTTTCAAAGGAGCTGCAGCTGCCTTCTTAGGTATTACTAGCAGAATGCTTGGCAAGACTGATTCTGGAATTGCTGGTCAAATAGTAGCACAGGATATTTCTAGACTTTCTAGACAATTTGGTTTTACAAATGTATTGACAAGCACATCATTAGGAAAGGCATCGTATACAAAATCAGATACTGAAAAAGAAAGCAGAAACTTCTTAAAAGATTTATTTTCTGGTCTTAATTTATTTGGCGAAGACGAAGAAGATAAAGGTAATGGCGGAAGTCCATCTCCAACGGGTGCTACGGTAAGTGGTGGGTCTGCACCAGGGGAAGGACAATTCACGATGACTTCTGGGTTTGGTAGTAGACCTTCTCCTGGTGGCGTTGGGTCAACAAATCACCTGGGAATAGATTATAATGCACCACAAGGCACACCAATTGCTGTGTTAAAACCAGGCAAAGTTGCTAAAGTAGAACCAGTTATTGATGCTAAAACAATGTCATCCGTTAGAATTATACACGATGATAATACTGAAACTAGATATGCACACCTCAGTAGAATAGATGTCCAAGAAGGACAACAGGTTGGGGCAAATCAATTGATTGGTCTTTCTGGTGGAGATCCAAATACTCCAGGAGCAGGCCCTTCGACTGGACCTCATGTGCATTTTGAATATTATGCTGGTCCTAGTGCTGGACCTAGCGATGGATCTGGGGTAGCAAAACAATACTTTACTTTAGGTGGGACTGTAGTTGGTGCCCCCGCAGCACAACCAATGTCTAATGCTAAGGGAGGTAACGTTGCTGTGCTTTCTCTAGGCACTAATGATTGGGGTGTTGACTCCAGTATTCCGCAAAGAAACACACAAAGAATTGTTAAGTTTGTAAAAGATAGAGGTTATAATCCAGTTGTTATACCACCATTCAATGAAGGTAAATTCAAAAAACCAAGACAGGGGGTTGAGAAGGGAGCGAGATTGGCTGGAGCACCTATTGTAAACATGAGTGGAAAACCAGTAGATCAATATGGACATAATAGCAAGAAAGATAGACAAAGACTTGGTAGAATGTTTAAAGGAGCATTGCTGATAGGTGATAGCAATGCTCAGGGTATTAAATATTATACTCCCAAAAGTAGATTGATTGGTGGAGTTGGTAAAGATACTGATAGTATTTGGGCTGATGTCAGAAATTCTGGATTGAAACCACTTGTTAAACCTTCAAGTCCAGCATCTTCTCCAGCTGCCTCATCACCTTCTAGTGGCCAATCAACATCTCAAGCACCACAAAGGCCAGCAGCAACATCAAGACCATCATCTTCTACTGCTACTAGAGCAAGATCACAGCAACCTCAAACAACAACTGTGGTAAATAGTGGTGCGTCTGGTGGAGGAGCAAATACTTTTGTTGTTTCTGCACCAGAAAGAACACCAAATGCTACGGCAGTTACTCCTTTCGGAGCTTCAGTCCCAGCAGGACCAACAACAGCATATACATTTGCTGATTTCTTATACCCAGACTTAGTATAACCATGGCAGACACAGCAAGACAGTATACTTTAGAAGGAGTCAGTATTACTAGTGTCTCCAATAAGTCTTACAACATCACTGATTTGGTGATGGAATTTTCTATATTTGAAAGCATTAACAATCCTTATATACTAGGGTCTATCATCTTAAATGATAGTGGACAAAATATTTTGGCTAGTATGCCAATTCAAGGAAGAGAAAGAGTATCAATCAGAGTGAAGACAGAAACATTTTCTGACAAAACATATAACTATGATTTAGTAGTGTCTGGCATTGACACACGTACAGTATCAAATAGAAATCAAATTTATAAATTAAATCTCATCAGTTATACTGGTATGCAAAATGAAGGCATACGAATTGGAAAGGTTTTGGAAGGAACTAATGACAAAATTGTTGAAAAAATTCTCAAAGAGTTTTTGAAAGTGGATAAGAAAATTGATACTGAATCTGCTAAATTTCCACAAAAATATTTGCCTAGTTTGAAGAGACCTTTTGATTTTATATATCAGTTAGCACCAGTAACAGTTTCTGCATCCACGCCAACTGGTGCTAGTGGTGGTGCCAGTGGTAAAGGAAGCGGTGCTAGTGGAGTCACTCAATCTGATATTAAATCAGACAATAAATCTAAACTAAGTGGCAGTGCTGGGTATTTATTTTATGAAACTTATGATGCTTTCGTATTTAAATCATTAGATAAGATTGCTTCAACTGGTGAAGGAGATAATTATGGGGGAGAGAAACCAAAGTATACTTATACCTATGCTTATGCTAACGATGGAAAAACTGATAGTCAAAACCATTTAAAAATTATTGATTATACTTTTGTGAATGAAATTGATGTGCTGAAGCAATTAAGAGAAGGAATTTATTCTACTATGTGTATTTTCTTTGACGTGAATACTGCTTCATATGAGGAAACAATTTTTAAAGTAGAAGATACTTATAAGCAAATGTCTCACCTGGGATCAGCTGAGAAAATACCACAAGGACAGAAAGAATTATCTGAGTATCCGACACGTATCATGACACAGATGATTAACAATGAGTTATTTCATAAGGATAAAAACACACCAGGAAAAGATAATTCTGCTTTTAAAGATACCTACAAATATTCTATAGCACAATCAAATGCTAGATATCGATTAGCTTCAAATCAACAGATAAATATTACGATACCTCCAAACATCACAATAAGAGCTGGAGATAAGTTGGAATTATTATTCCCTAATATGACATCTGAAGAAATAAGAAAGACACAACCATATGATGAAGAACATAGCGGATATTATTTAATTAAAAATATTGGGTATAACTTTGTGGTAAAAGGAGCGCAATCTTTAACTGGAACTACTAATGTCAGTTTGATTAGAGATTCATTCGGAAGAAAAAACACCGCAAGTAAGGTAAAGTAATATGGAAAACATTCAAAAACATATTGAGCACGATAGAAAAATTTTAGATGATCCAATGGTATCATCTCAGTCTAGAAGACACGCAGAAGAAGAGTTAGAATCTTTAGAAAGATATCATCAGTCACATCCAAATGATGACCGCGATCCATCACCACTAGAGTTATACTGTAATGATAATCCAGATGCTAGTGAGTGCAGAATTTATGAAGTTTAATCATGGCATTTGATAGTTACTCTACTTCCACTAATTTCGTCGGTAAAGATGGATTTCACTGGTGGGTAGGACAAGTAGAGAAGGGAGACAATAATGATAAACTTTCTAACCGTTATAAGGTTAGAATTGTTGGACACCATTTACAGTCTTGTGAAGCACAGAAGACTGATGATTTGCCATGGGCAAATACAGTTGCTCCCACAACAGATCCTTTTAGTAATGCTGCTAGCACCACCACCAAATTATATCCAGGTGACTGGGTAATTGGATTTTATATGGATGCTGCTATGGCACAGCAACCATATATTTTAGGATCTATTGGCACCATCGCTAATGCTGAGTCGCCAAGCAAACTACCATATAAAACATTCACTTCACCTAATCCAGAGGGTTGTAGAGCATTCACTAATTTTGCTCCTGACAGAGTAGCGCCTTCCCCTTATATTGGCACATCATACAATAAGAAAGCAGTTGAAAATGTAAAGAAAGGATACGTCCCTACAGCACAGAAACCTCCAGGTTCGGGTAAGCAAGATGGTGGATTGGGCGACCCAGCTTCTATACAGTATGGTCCTGGTTGTTTAGGAAGTCCACTAAACCCTGCGGGACAAACATGCACCATCATTTCGCAAGCACAATGTCCTAGTGGAAAGACGGCATCTAAATTAGAAATTATTTTATCCGAGTTATTTAAAATAATTTCTCAGTCTGGTGGCGGTGTTGGTAGTATGCTGACCAGTAAAATAACTGGTTACGCATCCGATGCGAAGAGTTTTGTTTTTGGATACATCAACAAAGCAATCGCTGTTATTATGCAAGGATATGGGTGGTTGAAGGGAGAATTATATAACCTATTGAAGCAGGGAGTGCAGTTTTTAATTCAATCTTTGCTTAGTCTCATATCAGATAAAGCAAAGCCAAAGGATTCTAAACCACCATATGACCCAAAGAAACCAAGAAAACTCTTAGATAAAATACAGAAGTTTCTTACAGATCAACTAGCAAAGATTGGTTGCAGTATCGAAGATTTGTATGACCGTATTCTTAACTTCTTAACAAATTTAATCTTTGGATATGTAGATAAAATTTGGTCTGATGCTTTCTGTGCTATTGATGCACTAGTATCAAACATCATGAATCAACTGCAGAAGTTTTTGAGTGATGCAGTCAGTGCTATCATGGGACCATTGCAAAGTATATTAGGTGCCATTGCCGCACCATTAGATGCTATTGGAAAATCTATCGGTGCGGTGATGGAATTTCTTGGCATCTCCTGTAGTGGTTTACCGAAAGAGTGTAAGAAAATCATCAAGGATTGTGGTGAAGGTCCAAAGCCATCTAAAGGAAGAAAAGATGATGCTCTCGATAGACTTCTAGCAGACATTGCGAGGACTACTAAACCTTCACCCAACGTTGGAGTTTGTAAAGAAGCAACAGAAATTGCTACACCTCCATTAGATGTTGTTATAACTGGTGGCATACCAAAACCAACTACACCTTCAGGAGGCACAACTCCAACGGGAGGGACAGATGGACCGATTGATGGTATCACAACCACTGCTACTTTAAGTATATTGTTGGACCCAGAAACTGTCACAAAAAATATTGGCGAAAGTCATACCTTCACTGTAATTGCTTCTACTTCTAATGGAAGTCCAATCAGTTATCAGTGGCAAAAGTATGATGCTAATGTGCCATCAGGAAACTCTACTCTATGGGAAAACATACCTGCTGCAACTAGTAGTAGTTATACTGTTTCTTCCATAACCTTAGAAGATGATACTGATTCATATCGTTGTATAGTAAGATCTACCGATACAATTCCTCTATCAGTAGAGTCAGATTCTGCTGACATTTTAGTTAATCCAGATTCAGTCACACCAACATCACCTCCCAATAATTATTTCTACGATATTATTATCAATCTAGATTTCAATTCTTCCATTAATAACTCTACATTTGATGCATCAAATGGAAATTCTAGATTCTTTTATTCTAATACATCACTAACACCAAACACATCATCTTTTAATATAACTGGAACAGCTGAAGCTTCATATGAGTCTTCTTCTAGTGCTATTGAGCAATTAAATCAAACATATAGACTAGTAGCTAATCCTAATTTAGTTTCTCCTGGTCAAAGCGTTACTTTTATTTTAAATACTACTAACGTTCCTAACGGCACCAAACTAGAATATTATATTTTTAGTCCAAACTTATTGTTAACAGATATTGTGGGAGAATCTTTGGTTGGTACCTTTACAGTGTCAAACAACAGAGCAAGGTCTATTGTGAGAATAGCGGATGAAGTCAGTTTCTCCCAAAAAGAATTAGTTTTTGCTGCATTGAGAAATGGATATGCAGCAACTCAATTTGTTATCGAAGGCACTGAAAAGGAATTATCGCCCCCACTACCACCAGAAGAACCAAGACCACCAATTGCTTGTGATCCTATTGTATCTAATACAGGACAGATAATAGATATACCAATTTGCGATAATGGCACTCCATTTTTAGACCCGCCTTCTATTTTTATTCAGTCCGATGGTTTTGGATTTGGAGCTTCTGCTGTTGCGGAGTTGGATGATGATGGTTTTGTTAGTAGAATTAAGGTGTTGCGTCCAGGTAGAGGATACCCACCAAACCCACCTGAAAATTTAGATTGTATTATTAGTGGATTCACTATGATTAAGGGTGGTTTTGGTTATGATACTGAGCCATTAGTTTATATTAATGATGAGTTGGATATCGCTGAAGCAGTTATACGAAATGGTATTGTGGTAAATATTATCGTGAAGGATAAAACAAAAACATATGAGGATATTCCCAGCGTAAAAATTGTTGCCACAACAACTGGTCTAGGAGCAATTGCAATACCAAATATTGCTTGTCTAGATAAGAAAGAAGTCAGAGAAATCGCAGAGGTTGTTGGTCCAACACCTGTTGGTGAGTATATCGATTGTCCGTAGGAGAAATATAAATGGCAAACAGTGCATCCGCAGGCAATAGTGCTGCTAGTTACTTATCTCAATCATCTCCCCCAATAGCAGGTGATCCAAATGCTAAACCATTTGACACCAGCAAGATGGAAAAGAATCTTGGCACAACTTCAGGAGTTGCGTCAGATTCTGGCAATAATCCAGGACAAGTATCGAAACCTGCTACTCCACTTGATGATTGTAATACTAGTGTAGTGCCGCCATTTGCTGATGTCAAAATTAATAATGATGTCACTGAATGGACAGCAATAAACAACTATGGAGACAGCTCATTTGGAAAAATGAGCAGCACTGGAGCAGGAATTCTAGTTGATGAAAAAGGCACAGTAAAGATTAGAGGTGCTGGTCCAGTTGCAGAAGACTTAACCCATGGAAGGGTTGAGATAACTTCTCAAAGCAACATGAGATTGAATGTTGGCACGTCACTATCGATAGATGTCAATCAATCTGGTAAGCATAATGAAGATGGAGATATGAGTTCTTCCCAGAGTCAATCTGTAGAGAAGAAAAAGTATCCAGCATTTTCCATTAACGTTAACAACGGTGGACTTGATATTACATGCGAGAGTGGAGACATAGCATTCTCTGGCAAAAATATTATACTAAATGCATCAGAAAATATTACATTGAATGGCACCAGAGCTATTTCATTGCTAGCAGGATTTAGCGCAAACACTGCTGCAATTAAAGCAGCGAATTCTATTGGAAAATTATTTGGTTTTGAATTACCTGTGTCTGGTGGTGGTGAGGTTGTTATTAAGGCAGCTAAGTTTATTAATGATACCACAACTAAGGTAGAAACTGCAAGTAGTACCGAAGCAAAATCGGGTGGCATGAATCTTGCAGAAACTGGTTCTTCTAATGGCATTACATCTTTTCAAACTTCTGGTGATTTAGATTTGTCGGCAAGTGGGAATGTGTTGCTTGCTTCTGGTCAAAAAATGAGAATAGAAGCACAAAATTCTCCAGTTAGATTAACAGGACTAGGCACACCACCACTTTGGGCTGCTACACAACTAGAAGCATTGGCAATTGCAGTCAATAAAAAGAATGTGCCCACTAAAACTGCCTTTAGAGTAGAAGTTGATAGTGGAGACTACATAACTAACGTAATGAAGATTGGCAACTATGGCGTCAACACACAAAATGGTTCGATTGGAATTTTATCAGGAAATCCAGCAGCAACTTTTACTGGAAAACCAAATGATATTATTTTAAAATCTTTCAAAGGTGATTTTATTGGCGAATCCGCTACGGGGTCTGCGGGATTATTTGCTAGGTTGCAAGCAGGTGTTGGAATCGGTATCCCAGGAAAAGCAACAGATATCGTCGCTGTATACAGTGCTGGTGGAAATGGTGGGGGAAGTCCAGGAGCAATTATGAGGAGCATTGCTGGTCAATCTGCGATGCTAGGTAAAACTCAGGTTGGTATGGGTATTGGTATGACTCCCCAAGCGTCAACAAACTTCCTATCTTTCAATCCAGCTGGAGCAATAATGAAAGTAACTGGTCCACTAACAACAAATATAACTGGAGCTGTTACGACCAAAATTACAGGCGCAAATACTACTAGTATCACTGGAGCAAACACTTTTAATGTAATTGGAGCAAATACGTTTAATGTTACGGGAGCAAACACTGCTAACGTGACTGGCGCAAACATTGCTAACGTGACTGGTTTAGTAGCAAGTAAATCACAAACTGGAGTCCAAATTGAAAGCCCAGGTGACATTACAATCAAGTCACAGGGTAAGATTGATATGACTGCACCAGGTGACATTACCATCAGTGGTGGTACAATCAAACTAAATTAAAAAATCCAAAATTGACCTTTGATTACCAAAAGGTCGCAAAAAAAATCTCGGCAAAAAATTGCTAAAAAAAGTCGAGCCACCCCTTGACAGACCCAGAGCATCTTGCTACAATAACGATGTGCTCGGTTGAAGGGGCTGAGTCCCTAAGAGATTCTTAAAGGCTCTTGACAACCCCTTCCATCCTTGCTATACTACATACATACACAGAGGAGACACTCCAAATGCTCAATTATGGTGATGACGGTCAAGTGCAAGAAATTGAATGTGATGATGTGCAAGATACAATTGAAACCATTCTTGAATATGTAGAAAATCGTTTTGAATCTCTTGATAAAGAGGGTAATCGTGATGCTGACATTTATGCACTTTGTCAGGAGTTTTATGAATGGGGCACTGCTGATGATGGTGAAGAAATTGGATATCTCTTTCTCCCTCGTCTAGCAGAAAAATGATTTCTAATGAGCAAGTGATTGACAAAATCACCACAGACTTGTATAATAAGAAGATAATCATTCATGGAGTGGACAACACCACTGTTGTTTTTAAATGCTCTACCATCAATGAGTTTTGTGAGTTACTTGACAAGTGTAAAAAACTGCTAAAGACAGATACTGTTATTTGTCGATAGTTTTATGGGGCGGTGGTGGAATCGGTAGACACACCAGACTTAAAATCTGTTGGGCTTATGCCCGTGGGAGTTCAAGTCTCCCTCGCCCTATTTCCCGCTAAATACATTGTAGTGGGAATGTTATGAAATACACATTATCACAAGCATATTGTTTCTATATGGGACAAGTTGTGAGGATGTATTTCATCCAAGGTCTTCCATATACATTTGATGAATTACCTCAGATTATACAAGACCACCCTGCTGTACAAACAGAAGCATTAAATCATCGTGATTATGATGACGAAGATTTGTTTAAAATTTCCAATTATCTTGTAATGGAAGAAATGCATCCGCTGATGTTTGAAGTAGAAATAGACAATCCAGAGCTACTTCCTAAAGATGACTAGTGCCTGATTAGCTCAGTGGTAGAGCACTCGCCTTGTAAGCGAGCGGTCGTCAGTTCAAGTCTGACATTAGGCTTCCGTGTGAAGGAAGATGCAAAAACCCTGGGTCTCCCCCAGGGTTTTTTTGTATAAATAACCTAAGAAGAAATCCTATTTAAATAAAGGGTACCTGAGGAACATGCCATTAACCAAACTAGAGAATTTAATTTCCAGCAAAACTGGAAGATATCTATATGTTTCACCTGACGACTTTAACGCTTCTGACGCTTTAGACAATAGAGGCAACTCCCCAACCCGTCCTTTCCTCACAATTCAGAGAGCATTCCTTGAAGTTGCTCGATATTCGTATGTTCCTGGTAAGGAGAATGATCGCTTTGATCAATTTACGATCATGCTATCTCCTGGTAATCACTATATTGATAACCGCCCAGGTATCATGAATCCAGAGGAGATTGTTCCTTTTGCATTCAATCAAGCTACTGACGAGTGGGAAGATGAATCCATCGTTGATCTTGGCAATCCTAATAACATTCTCTATAAGTTTAACGGTCCTAAAGGTGGTGCTACTATTCCTAGAGGCACCTCACTCGTTGGTATGGACCTTCGTAGAACTCGTCTACATCCTCTTTATGTACCAGATCCTGCTGATAAAGATGTCGGTCGCACAACTCTTTTCAACGTAACTGGTGGATGCTATTTCTGGCAGTTTACTATTCTTGATGGTGATGTTGAGAAAAATTCACCTCTTTATGATGTGCAAGAGGGAATTGGTAAAGTATATTCACAACCAAACTCCACTATCACCACTATTCCATATTATTCTCACCACAAAATTTGCAACTTTGAATTTGCAAGTAGAGAAGATTTGGGACTACTTTACAGAAAGATTGCTAAGGCATTCTCTCTGTTTCAACCAACTATTGATGATCCAGGTGAATTTGAGCAAAGACCTCAGGAAAACAGAATTGTTGGTCCTCTCCAGGATGCTATTCGTATCGATTCTATCGAAGTCAATAATGTCCCTGGCACTACAGCTCTCGATGTTACTGTCAAAACAAAAACAAATCATGGTTACTATGTAGGACAAGCAATTGCCGTAGCAAATCTACGCTCAACACTTCCAGCTGGAGCAACCGAAACAATTCCTCTAGCAAATGACCCCCTAACTGGTGTTTTTGCTGTAAGAGAAATCAGTATTTCTGATTCAAAAGAATTTACATATCGTGTAGAAGGAAAGAATGCTGCTGCCGTAGGTCTTGGTGATAGAATCGGTCAACCAATTACGCCACCTACGCTCGATACAAACGCCATTACGCAGGCAGAAGTTGATTCTGTGGAATCTGCCTCGCCATACGTTTTCAACGTCTCTATCCGCTCTACGTGGGGTATCTGCGGCATTCACGCTGATGGTAGCAAGGCCAGTGGTTTCAAATCGATGGTTATCGCCCAGTATACGGGTGTATCGCTACAGAGAGATGATCGTGCGTTTATTCGTTATGATGAATTTAGTAATACCTGGAATCAGGCACCTCTCACTGATGCGTTTGCTACAACTCCCTATCACACTAAAGGTGATGCATATTGGAAGGATGATTGGAGAAACTTCCACGTTAAGGCATCGAATGACGCATTCATCCAAAACGTTTCTATCTTCGCTGTAGGTTTTGCTGACCACTTCCTCATGGAGTCTGGTGGTGACATGTCGATCACCAACTCAAACTCAAACTTTGGTAATACTTCGCTACATGCTATCGGTTACAAAGGTTATTCCTTTGCTCAAGACCAAGGCGGATATATTTCGCACATCGTTCCACCTAGAAAAGTAACTACTACAACTAAGAAGTATCAGTATTTTACTTTCAATCAAATCAAAACTAGAAATTCTAATGCTTTAGATAATAGTGGTCCATCTAATCTCGTTAGATTGTATTTGGCAAATGATGAATCTTCTGATCCATTACAGAAACCAGCTACTACAGTTAACGGCTTTAGATTGGGCGCAAGAGCACATGAGAAAATCTATGTTAAACTAGACCCTGCTACTGGTTTTACTGGGTCGATTCGTCAAGCGGAAATCTCTCCATCTGGTTACAGAAAGTGGGATGTAGCTCTTTCTATCTTAAGTCCTAATATTGTGACTGGAGTTTCAAATAATGACCAGGATGCGGCAAATCTTCTAGATTTAAATAGAGATTTCATTGCGGCAGAGACTTATGGATACATTACTAGAAAGTTCCCATATCTGCTAACAAGAGAAATCAGCATCAATAAGTGTAGGAGAGATGTTGGTTATATTCTTGAAGCAGTTGCAAACGATTTACGTGTTGGTGGCAATGTCAACAGCATTCAAGCAGCACAAGCATACTACACTGGCAATCAACTAGATTACATTGAGACAGAAAAAGAAGAGACCTTAGATGCATTTAACTATGCTAGAAGTCTTGCTGTTGCGGCAATGCGTAATTGGGAATTCCGAATTCAAAATTGCAGCACATTTAGTGGACAATCTACGGTAAGTGTACCAAATGGCATTACCACAATTGGTATTGTTGAAGGAATGGTAGTTACTGCTACACCAGCAACTGGTCAAACTAATCCAATTCCCGCAGGTACATATGTAGCAGAGATAGTTAGCACCACTCAATTTAAACTCGGTAATAGAAATGATACTGAGCTAGTAAATGCTTTAGCGACCATTGTTGCATCTGGTCCAACATCAGGTGGTATCACTTTAAACTTCAGTCTAAATCAAGGTAAGTTTGCATCATCTTCTGGTAGAGCATTCGATGCAGGTACTTTAATTAAGTTAAATAAAGAATTTATTGCTGAGGAAGCTCTCAATTTAGCAAAACTACAGTATCCTGCTGTAACTGTACCAAGCAGTGATACTTGCAAGCGTGATATTAAGTTTGTCTTGGATGCACTAGTAGAAGACCTTGCTTCTACTGGTAACTCTGGAATGGTTACTGCTGCGGAGAAGTATGTTGGTGCTTCAAGTCGCTACTTCGATGCTAAAGATTTAATTCTTGCAAATAGAAGAGAAATTATTGATAAAGCATCTGCAAAACTTGCTATCGATTATCCAGATTTTTATTATGGTGGAAGTGGATTTACTAATGGTGGTGATGATAGAACTAATGTATATTCTAGATACAAAGATTCTTACAGACTAATTCAGCAAAATAGAGCTGAAATTATTAATAATGCATATAATGCTCTAATTCTTAATGGTCTTCCAAATCCTCAACCAGATGATTTAGAGAATAAGTGTAAGCGTGATATTGGTCATTTTGTAGATGCTATTTCTACAGATTTAACTACACTCGGGAATTCATACTCTATTGATTTCATTCGTCAATATTTCTTAGAAGATAAGGTAAATGGCAAGATTCTTACGTTTACTAGAAATAATGGCACTACTCTTGCTAGCAAACCAAATAGAGTTTATACTGGTGTAGCAACTACCACAACTAGTGATGGTGTGGGTGCCACATTTACAGTAACTAGAAATTCTTCTGGTGCAATTAGTGCTGTAACAATCGTAAATGGTGGATATAAGTATGCCTCTGGAAACACACTTAGAATTTTAGGATCTACAATTGGTGGTGTCAACGTAGCAGATGATATTGTAATCACTGTTTCTACAGCAGAGCAAGCCTGGATTCAAAACGGTCTCCAGGGAGAAGAGACACAATCAATCTTTGCATATAATGCAGCGATTGCCGAAATGAAGAAGGCAATCACCAACCAGTTAACAGTTAAAGATCTTGGAATCACTGGAGACCCACTACCAGGATCTACACAATCTGGTGTTAGTGACTTTGGCACTCCTGGTGTTACAGATAACAACACTGATTCTCAGTCTTGCACTAATGTGCAGCAGACGATTGATACTCTATCACAGTTAATCTTTGCTAGAATTCGTCAGGGAGATTTAGTAACTGCTACTCAGCAAAATCCAGCACTTCCTCAAATTAACTATGGTAGCGCACCTGAATTCCAAGCTAAGTGTAAGCGCGATATTGGTTACATTGTAGATGCTATCGCAGAAGATCTAGCTTTAGGTGGAAACTCTAACATTATTAGAGCAACCAAATCCTATTTTGATAGCACTGGCAACACTCTAATTAATAATGGACTAGCAGGAGAAATTCCACAATCTATTACTGCTTTTACTGCGGCTAGAGATCTCTGTTTCAAAGCGGTTACTAATCAACTGAATGTAAGAGATTTTGAAATCTCTGAAGGACCAGCACAACTAGGAGTAGTCGGTCCTGATATTCCAAATAATAATCCAAACTCTTGCTTGGATGTGAGAAACACTATTGATAGTTTGTTTGGTATTATCATTCAAAAATTAAACAATAGTGCATTTATTTTACCACCTCTTAGCTATAATGGTGGGGCTATCTCACTAGAGGGTGAGTTAGATATGAGTGTTTATGCTTACAAGAAAGCAAGAGATCTTGCTATTCTTGCAATGCGTAATTGGAAGACAGGTGATGGCACCTTTTCTGATCCTTCATATCAGAAGCTTCCAAACACCGTCCTGCTTCCTCAAACAGATTTAAGCATTGACACGACCACTGCTGGGGTGCCAGTCTGTGCAGATGTTGCTTATACTATAAGCACAGAATTTGATATTCTAATTGGTGCTTTGACGAATACTGCTCCTCTGCCACCAAAAACATATGGCACAGATGAGTATACTGAGAGAACTAAACCAGAAAAAGATATTAGCATTACTGTAGATAATTCTAGCAACAAGTGTGCATCAACAAAAGATGCTATTGTTGAAAAAATGCGTGTAATCGAGAGTGTTATTCGCAATGGAATTGATGCAGAGCCACTTGTATCGCAATTAGTTAATACTGCATCCTTTGCACAAAGAGCAACTATTTTCCGTGTTGCTGGTAACAATCCACACAATCTAGAAACTGGCACTCCAGTGAAACTAGTCCCAGTCGCTAAGAAAGATCCATTCACTGGACAACCAGTGAATATGGATAAGCGTTTAATTAGATTACCGAAAGGTTTTGATAGTAATACTAAGTATTATGTGATTGCTCCTGGTAAAATTACTTCGCCATTTGATTACTCTGCAGGTGGAGCAACATCACAGTTTAATGATTCGCAAACTTTCATGCTTGCCACAAGCGTTGAAAATGCTGCTGCTGGTAACTACATTTATTCATCTGAGACTAATTCTATTGACCCAGATGTGCAGATTGAAGTCCATCAGTATATGACGGACGTAGATTATAACCTACATCGCTATACCTGCTCTCTTGTAAGTTCGAGAGTATTCCAAACAACAACTAACCACATTTTTGATACTGCTATTAGTGGAGTTCAAGTGCAGCAAGTATTCTTCTATCCTCTGGAAGAAAATCTTGTTAATGGAGCTCCAACTGGCACTGCACTTGAGACATTACCATCTAAGACAAATGGCAATAGATTGGAAATTAATAGAACTTATTTTGTTGGACGCCCAGCTACTTATACCTCTAACAATCAGTTTTCTATCTATCTAACCGTACAGGATGCTATTAACAAGCAAAATGCGGTGCAGTTCAACTATCCAAGCGGTCAGTCATTCTATGTATTAGCTACTAAAAAGAGAAGTCCTCTAGGATATGACCCAGTGCAGAATGGTTGGTTCTTGAAGACTTTACTTCAGGGTAATGAAATTTATGATAGACTTACTTTATCTGATGCTTCAAGAGGAAGTCTATATGTAAATAAACCACCCCGCACTCCAGATTCTTTCTTCTATAGAGCAGATGATACCAGAAAGAAAGAGGATAAGGTTTACAAACTACGCTATGTAATTCCTAATTATAGAGACGATGTAAGAGATCCTCTCAGTGGATTTGTAATTAAGATTAGAACTGACGAAAAGAGAAAACTAGTCCCACAAAGAATTCTTCTCAAGCCAGTTTCTGCAAATGACCAGAAAGATGCAACTTTCTTTGAAGAAGGTCCATCTCCAAGAGAGCGTCTAGGTATTGCTGGTGCTAGCACACAGTATGACCCTTACAATCCCATTTTTGCCAAGAGAATTGCAGGCACCAATACTGAATCAAATGTATCATTTACGATTCAATCTGCTAAGATTGTAAATAATTACCTAGAAATGGTTGTATTTGACCATGGAATTGACGTAGAATCTCTCAAGGCAGAAAGATTTGTTACTGTAAAAGTAGGACAACCTCAGGGTGGTAACGGCGAATTTATTCCTGGCACTAGAATTACTTGGTATGGTGAGTATCAAGGAAGCGCAATTGTGCATTCTTGGTTTGGTTCTGAGCCAGTCGAAGGTGGATTGGAAGAGTTTAATTATCTAATTCTTCGTGCAGTTGAAGGACAGATTGACTTTGACGAGAAGACACAAACATTCTTCCGTCAGAGAATTGATGGACAACCAGATGTTACTGCTGAATTGCTTTCGAGACCAAACTTCGGTAAAGAAGATAAATCAGAATATCTTTATGCTGTAGAAGCTTCTAATGTTTATACAGTAACTCCTGGTGATGTAATTACTGACGATGCTGCTAGACAATATAGAGTTGTTAGTGTGGAAGATGTTGATGATTTAAGTGAAACATACTATATTTACGATATTGAAGAAGTTCAGAGAAGAATTCCTAGACAGCAAGATGGTGTTTACTACTTAACTTGTGTAAGAGGTGATATTTCTCCATATCCTACTGGATCTGGAGTTGGTATCAACTTCAGAAACTTTAAGTTTAGTCAGCCAGTTTCTAGACTATATCCATTAACATACAAAAACGATCCACTACTATTCCAGTATGATGGTAGCGATGGACAAGGTGGAAGTCAGAATACTAACATAGTTGACCCACCAGCATCTGTTTGTGCTGCTGACAACTATATTCATGGTTTAGTTACTATCAACGATGCCAAAAATTCTATTACCAAAGAAGCAGTTATTGATTTTATTAAGAATCCTGGTTCTGGTCAATATGAGTTTACTGGCGTAAATCAACTAAAAGCACTTTCTGGAGCTGCATCTTCTGGTGCCGAAGAAAGATTAATTCCTATTGCAGGTGATTCTTCATTCCCACTAGAGCAAAAACTTTATGTTGAATTGCGTAGACCATCGATTGCTCGTGCAGGTAACCACACGTTTGAATATCTAGGTTTCGGTCCTGGTAACTACTCAACTGGTTTCCCTGCTAGACAGACTGTTATCCTCAGTGCGGTAGAAGACTACTATGCACAATCTAAGAGACAAGATGCTGGTATCGTATTCTATACTGGTATTAACTCTAATGGCGAATTGTATATCGGTAATCGTAAGATTAATGCTATTACTGGCGAGGAAGAATTCTTAGATGCTCTAATTCTCGATGAGGAAAAAGCAGAAGATGGGCAGTTTGGAAGTCTCGTTACGGTATTTGAAGATCCCGTAACATTTGAAAATATCATTACATTAAATGCTCCTCCAAATCTAACAAACTTCTTCAATTCCCCAATTGTGGTCAATGTTGACCCAGAATTTGAAGCAATAATGACGCCTCCTTCTATCAGGATTGTTTCCCGTCCTGGTGATAGACAGGCATTACTTCCAGGTGATGATGATCCTCTACTTGATACTACAAGAGCTGGCGATATTATTCTCGACAAGAATAGAGCAAGAGCAGCTATCTTTGACATGAATCCTAGAGGCACTCAAAGATATACTTTCAGAACCTCAGTAACTAATATAACACCAAATCAGTTCACAACTGGTCCTAAGACGCGATTTAATTCTTCACAAACTTTATCCTTTGGGTCTACTGTTCCTCTTTCTGGTGATGTCCTATTCAAGGGTGGTGAAGTTGGTTATTCTGGATCTTTAGGTTGGGTTTATGCAAACTCTTATCTGCCTTACAGATTGAATGCTCCTGCAGGTCAGGAATCTTCGATTGATATCATCGGTATTCAATTCTATCCAAATCTCAACGTCATTAAGTTAATTTTCCAAGTAGGAAAAGTTAACTTTAGCTCTTCAAATCCTGGTGCATCTTTAGGAATTACTAGGTCATCTCAAATTAAGATTACTGGTGGCATTGATAGATTCACAACTATCAATGGTGTCCACACAGTATATGATAATTCTTCGGAAGGATATGAGTATTCTGAATCTAATGGATATGTTTATCTCTTAACAACTAGAGCATCTGAAACTACATTAACAGGTAATCCACCATATGTTTATGCTACTTCGATTATAACACAACCAACTCTGGAAATCGCAATTTCTCAGTCTCAGTGGAAAGAAGTTGGAGTTATTGGATCTGAGTCTATTCGCACAGAAACCGAAACTTACGGTGATTATAAAGTAGGTATTAATACCCTAGCTAGAGCATTATCTACTGATTATGTTGTTTCTTACATTACCTCACAAACTACACCAAGAGCAAACTTGGATGTAGTTGGTAATGCATTTATAAGTGGCAGAAAGCAAACTAATTTCTCTGATTTACAAGGAGGAGTTCCTCTTACAACTAGACATGCCTTCATTGTCGGTGGTGACAGTGCAAATCCAGATTCTACTGCTGAATTTAGAATTGCAACTAGCACTTTATCTGAAGCTGGTCGTGTAGTAGGACCAACCGCCGATAGTGACAATGGTAGAGTAGGTATTAATGTTTCAGATGCTGCACTTGATAGAAACTTTGTTGTTTCTGGTGATGCAAGAATAACTGGAGACTTTACATTCCAGTCTGATATTGATGTAAATGGTGGTGATATTCGCTCTACTGCTCCTACATTCAATATTGCTAATCAAAACACGACGACTTCTCTTGTATTAAGTGGATTTGCACAAAACATTGCTATTGGTAATTCAACAACTACCACACAAAATATTGATATTGGAACTTCCGTAACAGGATCTACTACCCTTGATATTCACACCAACAGCAATAATTCGATTATTAATGTTGGAACTGTAAATAATACAGCAACATCAAATGTATCACAAATTACAATTGGTGGTGCATATGCAAATAGAGGTCAAAGCACTCTACAAGTTAAAAATTATAGAACAATTCTAGATGGTACATTAACTATCAATGGCGGTGAAATCAATACTACATCATTAAGTCAAGAATTTACATTATTCCCAACTGGTGTTACTACACTAAACATTGGTTTGAGTGTTGGAACACTTACATTAGGTGGTGTCGCTGGCACGACTAGAATTAGAAATGGTTTGAATGTATTGGGATCTTCATTCTTTGAATCTGACATTACCCAAAATGGTGGATTGAAAAATAATAATTTGGGTATTGATAGAAATATCTTTGGTTTACTTAGAATTTCTACAGTTTCTAGATCTTCTAATACCGCTACTATCGTAACATCAACTCCACATAATTTAGCCACTGGTGCTCTAGTAAAAGTTGTTTGCTCCATACCAAGTTTCAGCACTATTTCTACAGTTTCAATTACTGTGGTTGATGCAACTACATTTACATATGCAAATGTATCTCCATCTATTATTACAACTCCTGCTACTGGATCTATAATCACTACAAGTGGTCAAACCCAATCAACTGGTGATTTGGATAATTTGAATATTGATTACTTTGCAGTAATTCCTAATTTTGATGGTATTGTCAATCTACAAACAGTAGTGGCAAATAAAATTATTGTAACTTCCTCGCATTGGTTTAGTGAAAATGATGCCGTTAAATTTATTGATGTTGGTAATTTAACGGGACTTTCTACATCAACAACATATTATATTTTAAGTAGAGATGCAGTTGGTTTTACGTTAAAAGATTCATCCGATAATCCAGTAGTTGTATCTTTACAAACAGGATTTACTGATGCTGGAACTGCTAGAGTTCAATTGCAATCTATTGTTATTGATACTCAAGGTGATACTCCATGGGGAGATGATACTTTCAAAACAAGAGTTGTTGATGGTAATCAATATTGGTCTCTACCACTAAGCAATCCAACTGGAATTGGTATTAATCAATTGTATCTGATTGGAGTGGAAATTGTAAGGACAGTTGGATTCCCAACACCTTATGTTCCGAATAGTCCAGTTCCATACACAGTTGAAGTTGAGAGAGGACAAAGAGGAACAGCACAAGTTTCTCATCCAGATGGAGAAAGAATTTATAGATTAGTGGAGCAACAAAATGCTTCATATATCACACCAAGTCCTCTCAGTGGTACTGACACCGCTCTTAATCTCGCAGAATTCTCTGCAAATGTAACAGTTAATGATTTACTAAGACTCAATAAGCAAAGTTTAAATGTTGGTGGTGAATATGTAAGAGTAAATCAAGTAAATCCAGCTGCCGCTCAAAGTTTCACTATCAATGATGGTAACATTGGCACTACTGCAATACCGAGAGAAGCTCAGAGAGTATTCAGAACTATTTCTACTACTGGAGACACACAGATTATTGGTGATGTTGTTATTGGTTATGATGTAAATCAACCAAGTCTTGATGTTGAAAATACCCAAAGAGTTGCTGATGATAAAGGATATCCTTCTAGCACTTCAACTGGAAATACTTTTGAAACTTCTGGTGGTGGTAACTTAAAAGTACATAACTCCATTGAATTGAGTGGAAATTCTACTACCACAACTCCTGGTAAACAGTATTTTGTTATTACTAATGGAAGTATTCCTAAATTCTATGTCGAATCTGCTACAGGAAACACATCTATTTACAATGGCGGAAATATTAAAATATTTAAAGACGGATTCTTTACGTCAGGATCTTTTGATAAATCTAGAGCAGACAGTGCAAATAATTTAGCTTTTGAGGTATTGGGCGCAAGCGGAAATACTAAGATTGCAGGCACTCTTAGAGTTGGTGATGATTTTACAGTTGGCACACTAGCGAATTCTTCTATAACAGAAGATGGATCTAATATCTTTACCTCTCGCTTCTCGGTTGATGCTCAAACTGGATCCACAGTAATCGGAAGACCTCTGATAAGTGTAAATACAGGTGCTACCCTTACTTTACATGGCACTTATACCAATAGTGCTTCTGCATCTTCTAATGTGTTGTCGATTAATAATTTGGGTGACAACGCAGAAAAACCATTTAGAATTAGACAAGATGCTTCTATAGAAGCTTTCGGTCATGAGAATTTCTACAATAAGAATGGTGGAAGAAAGACTATCTTCATTTCTACTCAAGGAAATACAGATTCTACTGCTATTAATTTGGAAGCTAATCTACAATACTTAGTAAGACCATCATCAACTTTAGTATTGAAGTTGCCTGCAAATGCCGTGACTGGTGATACTGTTAGAATTGTTGATGTTGGGGGAGCATTGAATTTTGCGGTTAACTTAGTAATTAGAGTACAATCTGGATCTAACACCAGAATACAAGGTAGTAGTCAAGGTAGCAGCCTTGGTGGTGCTAGCAATTTCAATGGCGGTGAATTGGTTGTCAATACACCAAACGCAGCATTTGGTTTAATTTATGTTGGTGATACCGATTCTAACGGTAATGGAATTGCTGCAGAGCAACAAGGTTGGTATTTGATGGAGATTTAATAGATGGCATACGCAGATGCTGCAAATTACAATCAAATAAAATCGATGAAGGGATTTCCTGTTGGCAGTATAATCCCTTGGTCTGGATCTCAGGATTTTGTGCCTACTGGGTGGATAATTTGCAATGGAGCTACTATTTCTACAACTAGATATCCATTATTGTATGAAGTCATAGGTAACACTTATGGTGGCACTGAAGGATCTACATTTAGATTGCCTCCTTTGACTACTAACAATAAGGCTATAGTTGACATGTATAAAGGATATTATTTTTACCTTAAAGGTGGCACAAATGATAATAGTTTTCCCAGAGCAGCACATGGTCCACAGGGAAGAACTATTAATGATAGTCCTTTTTGGCTTCAAGTTGGTAATGCCAGCAATGGTGATGAAGGTGGAAGTAATCAGACTAGTCATATATCTACTATAGATGTAGTTGGAGAAATTGCAGAATCTCCTAATTTTGTTGCTGAATTTGGGGATATAACTCTAACAACAGGTGAAGAAAGTGCGTCAGTTTCTTTCAATCCAAGAAAACTTAGTGATGTGCATATGCCAGCTCACGCACATGCTTTAGACTTCGAAGGAGATTCTAATAAGTGGCGACAACTTTCTAGGAGTGCTTTGAAAAATAATGGTGATTATAGATGTGGAAAATTAAGTAATAACTTTTTTAAATTTTTGTGTTTTGATAGACCTCCATGTATGTGTAGAACTAGCAGAAATAGTGTTAGTAGAGCGAGACGATATGTGAGATATGGAAATGATCAGGGTGCGATGAAAGCTGAATTTGGCGCATATGGATCTCCAGCTGGAGGTGGTGGAGACATTGATACAGGCATTCCAATAGATCAACAAGAAATTGTTATTTTATTTTATCCTGGTGATGGTTATTCTAGACCAGATATGTTTTCTCACAGCAGTGCCGTTGACGGCACTATTTTTTGGTCTAGTTTAAGTAATGCGGAAGTTAGTTATGCTCAAATTGCTGGTCATACTCACGGATCTAATACTTACAACTTCAAAGGAAATTTATCAGTTGTGAATCCTGGTATAGTTACTAATGTTTCGCTAAATAATGTTACAATTAATAACTCATCTGGTGTTAATTTTGGCACAATAACTGTAAATAGTGCAACACCAAATTTAAGTATGCTGTACATAATAAAGGCATTTTAAAAAACATGGCAAATTATTCTTTTGAAAAAGGAAAATACGGAGGACCATGTGGAGCAATTTTCCCTTTCTTTAGGGAGATTAGCGGCGCTTTACCTATAGATCAAGACTATCTTGATTATATTCCTGCTGGTTTTTTAAAATGCAGAGGACAAATATTGCAAGCTGATCAATTTCCAAATTTAGCAAGAATTCTGGGTGTTGGTGGAAATTGCATCTATAGAAAATCTGGCACTCTTTTACAGGAAGCAGATGATGATGGAACTGGAGGGACATTTCAATTACCAGATTTGGGGTCGAAATATATTAGTGCCTCTGCAAATTCTGGGTCATATAATGACGACACTGCATTGAATCCTACTATAAATGTACAAGTTCCTAGAGCTGGTGTTGAGGTTTCATTGGAAACTTCTGGTAGCACAGCAGAATTTACATATACTGGGTCTTTCAGACATCCTGGGATAGCAAGTCTTCAGTTTAGTGGGATTTGGAGAAACGTTTCTCCTCCTGGCAGAACTCCTGGTGCTACAGTTTCTGTATCCGATTTTTTGGCTCATGGACATACTTCCGATTGCACGATTGCTCGTGGTATTAATATTAGGAAAGATGGTTTAGGCACAGTTAAATATTCTGGAAGAGGATATGAGCGTGGTATTTGTTGTGGAAGTAATGGTATCGCATGTAGTCCTAACGGAAATGCTGGAGTTATGTTTGTTTATAATGATGCAGTGGAAGAAGGTGAAGAATCTCAACATCACCACCCAGTTCCACCTCCAGTGGTTTCTCAAAGTGTTTTTGGTAGCATACCAGCAACAAATTTATCAGCTTCCAGTTTAACTACTACAGTAACAGTAAATAAAAGAAATCTTTTTAAAATGGATGATGTTGCTCCTAAATTCATTATTTGTGAATTTTTAATAAAATTTTAAAAGTAATTAAGGTTGTAAACTAAAATGGCAATTGTAATTAATTCACTCACGCCAATCAATCCAGTAGTATCATCTGGGTCAATAGTAGAGTTTGAAGTAAATGCTACTGAAACAAATTCTGTTAATTTGACCTACGAATGGCAAATTTCTACTGATGGCACCAATTACAGTGGTCAAAATTTAGTAAATAATACTTCTCCTATTTTTACTACTAGTGTTTTGACGGCAGCTCAAAACAATCTTTATGTTAGAGTAGTTGTAAGAAATGGTGTAATATCTGAAACTGTCAATAGTAATGAATATGTTGGTATTGGCAATAGGATTATTACGGTTACATCAGCTCCATTAATTTTAGCACAAGTAAATTCTAATGTAGATAATTATCCAAACTCTACTACTCTTTTGGTAGGACAAACATTAAGTTATACTGTAACGGCTGCTTTACAAAATACTTTATTGAGTTCTAGCGATACTTCTTTGCTATTTCAGTGGCAAGAATTAGTAGGTGGTTATGATCTTAGTGATCCATTGGCATCTTGGAATCCTATAAGTCCTGGTGGCAATGTTTCTATTACTACCACTGTGGAACCTTTTGGGACAACTCCAGAAACTTATTATAAAAAGTCTATATTTACTATACAAAATGTAAATTTTACATATAATTTGAAATATTACCGAGTATCTATTAGCTATCCAGGTGCTAGCAACAGCCCTACTGTGTTGTCACCAACAGTGCTATATGTAAGCCCTGAAATCAGTATTTACAGACAACCAGGAACAGGCGATGATAGTATTACCAGTTTTTGTTATAAAACTGGCAACCCTTCTAGCGATGGTAGTATTAAATTAGAAGTAGGTGCTTTATCATCTGGAGGAACCAGTTTATCATATGCATGGGAATATACATTATCAGATAACCCAACTGAAGAGCAATGGTCTAGAGTGGAAGCTCTGATTACAGATTATAATGCAATTTATAAACCAGGAACTAATGGCACTTCTTTCAAATTAGAATTGCAGAGAATGATTTATTATGAAATTTTAAAATTTAGATGTAGAATTACTGGATCTATTGGTGAAGCGGAAGTTTTGAGCAATGTGCATCGCGTTTATATGAAAGATGTGCAAGTCACACCAGTTGTGAGTAATACTATCAATGTCATTGAAGACAAATATGGTCCTATTGCAAATAGAGAAACTTTCCCTGAAGCAATTCAGCGAGCAGAGGTAACTGGATCTTTAAATGATGGTAGAAATACTGGTTTAAACGGAAATAAAACACTAATTTTTGAAAGACAAGCACCTGGCACTTCTACATGGAGTGAAGTTGGAACTGCAGTAACACAAGATACGTCAACTATACAAGTGGTATACACTCAATTTCCTGGAAATGATATATCTAATTTTATAATTGATTATGAAACAAATGCATTAAGATATGATACTGACAATGGCACCAAATTTAGATTGAAAATTTCTTCTAGTTCTTTATTCAATTTATCTGGAAACACTAAAACTTTACTTCCGTATACATCTTCAGAAATATTAGTTAATGTTTATAGAACAGCTTATATTGTTTCCAATCCACAAGACGCTAGACCATTTGTTAATTCAAATGCTTCTTTTGCGGTTGATGCTACACCATCTAGTGGTACTACAATTTCCTATCAATGGCAATATAACACCACTTCTTCCAGTACTGGGTGGTTGCCAGTGCCAAATGCAGCACCGTTTAGTGGAGTAAATACTAATCTTTTAGTCTATTCTAATGTTCCTAGAAATCCTACGTATAGATTTTTTAGATGTGTTGTAACGGTCCCAAATCAACTATCATCAGTTACCTCTGGTGTAGCTTTACTAAGTCAACGAAGAGATTTATTTACTAATATTTCAAATATTAATGATATTTACGCTTTTCAATTTCAAAATATATCATTTGAAACTTCTGCAACTTCTTTAAGTGCAGCACAAGTTTCATATCAATGGCAAAAGAGCACTAATTATAATCCTGCTTTGCCTAATGCAGAAAATGTAGCAACATGGACTAATTTAACAGGGAAAACATCTAATATTTTGGAAATATTGAGTGTTGCTTTATCTGATGATGGATATTATAGATGTAGAGTTACAAGTGCTGGCGAAGAAATAGATTATACTAATGTTGCTAGATTACAAGTTCAAGTAGTAACTATAAATGTCATAACTAATATTCCAACCGCTATAACATTTTTGGAAGGAGAATTTGGTGGTTATACGTTCGAATGCTTAGCCTCTTCTACTGTAGACACGCCAGTTAATTATCAATGGCAAATAAAAAGACCAACTGATGTGGATTTTGTTAATTTATCTAGTGGATTTGGTAATTCTTCTTCTACTACTAGATTTTATACGCCAGATTCTTTCGATAGAAGTCTAAATGGATCTTTGATAAGATGTTTACTTACAGCAGAAAATGTGCCTTTTAGTGCTGCCACAAATTCTTGCACAATAACTGTAAATAGAAGATTTTATTACTTTGCTGATACATCAACAAAAACTATAATCAGTGGGCAGCAAATATTTTTAGATTTGAATCCAACATGGACAGGTGGAGTCCCATTTTATCAATGGGAAACTAAACAAGTAGGGCAATCTGATTCTTCTTGGACATCTGTGCCTTCGCAAACTGGACCACAATTAATTGTATCAGTTGTGAATCAACAGATGTTTAGGTGTAGAATAACGCTAGATTTATGTAATCAGCATCAATATTTTAGAAATAATGCAGTTGTAGTTGCCAATGTAAATCCCACCGATTATACGGTGCCAGTAACCGTAAATCTAGTTACTTCTCCATCTAGACCAGCTTATTATAGTCAACAGATAGAAAAAACTGGGTCTGCCATAGGCACTGTTATTTGTGTGCCAAAACCTCCAGGTTATGTTAATAACAACAGCTCTGCTACCACTGATGATATTTCTCAATGGAAAATAGCAGTTAGTGGAGATGTTGATGCTTTTTCTCCTTCATTTAATTCATCATCTGTTGTTACTTCTGGTGCAATTTTCAATAGTAATAAACCATCGTGGGCAGATTCTTCTTATAAATCTCCAAAATGGAGACTTACTGACGATAGGTTTAAAGGTTATATTGAATTAAGAGGTCAATGGTTAAATAAATCAGAATTTAGAGAACTTTATAGAGTTATTGGTGACTCATATGGAGCTACTCCAGGGGAAAATGGTAGGTTTAGATTGCCCAATCCATATGGTAAAAAATTATTTGGCACTGGAAATGTAGACAATAATTCTGGATCTGTTTCTATAGTCCCCTTGTTTGCACCCGATGGCGCATCAGGTGGAGATAAAAATGTCCCTGGTAGTATTGGCGGTAGATATGTTTATGGTCAATCTGCACAATTACCACCTGGATCTCCTGGAATAACTGGTGTTGATGATGGTCTTGCTGGTGTATCTCAGGAAAATCCAGCTACTTTTTCTTTGGGGACTTTTAGAACTTCTGGATTTACAGAAATTTCATCTTTTGTCCAACCTACGTTTGGTGGTACAGTAACATATACCATTCGTGGAACTACTGGAGCAACACCAAGAACTCCAACACACCAGCATTATGGATATTCTGTGGGATATGAAGAAAGACGAGCCGTTTTGGACAAATGTAATAGTTCGGGTAGAGATTATAGCACAAAAATAAATCCTGAGTTCCCTGAAACAGGGGCAGAGGAGGGGACGTTAGATGAAGGTCCAGCAGGTGTGCCAGAAGCTGAAAGAGGAAGATCACATAAACATGGTATGACATTAAATAGCACAGCTGAAGCTGGAAATGGAAAAACAGCTAACGAAGGTGATGGTATTGGATCTGGTGGTGGTTCTGATGGCGTTAGTGGTAGTTTTACCATGGCACAAGCTGGTATGAGTATAAGCTCAACTGAATTAACAATGACTAATCAATCTAGACCTATTTTTGATGGGGCTTTAAGATTTTATTTTAGAAATAATGAGAATATACCTATTCAAGTGCCTTATTTTAGACTAAGGTATATGATAAAAGCATACTAAATATTTTTATAAAGAGTAATCAAAAATGACTGAACCTAAAAGGATATTAATTGTCAATTTGCAGAGAAAACTGTATCCTGCAGATAGAGTTAGAAACAACATTAATTACTTAGGTGGTAATTTAGATCTTAGTGATGAAGATATCACTAAGTTAGAATCTGTTATTCCTGATATGTGGAATACTGATAAAGATAGATTGATTAAATTTGTTTTGTTTGAAGACAAAACATATATGTGTCAACGCCAAAAACAAACATATAATTTTTCTTTGAGAGAAACAGAAGAAAAATTATACTTTTTTGATGTTGCTTCTGTTCAAGAGGTAGATAATTTAGTGAGTATATTTGCAGATTTTTATACTCGCACTAAAATAAGTAAAATTGAAAATCTATATGATAAAGTTTTGGGTTATCTATCAGATTTTTCTTATATCAAATATACTTTACTTGAGACAAGAAATAAATTATTGAAAGACAGTGATTATTTAATGATGCCAGATTATCCTCTCTCGGAAGAGGAAAAGCAAAAGTGGACTGAATACAGACAATCTTTAAGAGACATTACGGACCAAGAAGCGTGGAAAAATAATGATTTTATCAATGTAATAATGCCACCAAGTCCAGAGCCAAAATATCAGTTAGTTGAGATGTTATCTGAAATTAACAGACTTAGCTCTAATACTATTCCTCCAAATATTCTTGAGAGTTTCCGCGAAAATCTAACTGGAATTGGTATTGAAAATGTAATTAAGAAGTTTAGTGAAATCACTCTAAAATTAGAAGTGTTGAAAGGGATTTCTAACTTAAAATTACCTTTTGTTGATATAGACAGTAATTCTCTATCTATTGAAAATATTATTCCGACTAAAATTCAAGATATTCTTCCAGAATTTGATTCTTCTGATGTTTCTTTATCTACACAGAGAATTGTATCTAGCTGGCAACAGTATCTTATGGATGTAGATAATAAAATTGAGACTATCAATAACACATTAAATGCTCTTAATATTAATTTTACTATCGGAGATATCATTAATTCTGTCGCTGAGCATACTAAAAAAACTTTAGATGATGTGCAAGTGGAGCAAGATGTTCAAGAATTACTAACTGATCTAGAATTAGAGACTAAATTTGAAGATTACTTTACTGATGGAGAAAATTCATGAATTACTTTAAAGAATACTTTATAGAATCTGATGTCTTATTTCAGTTATCAAAATATTCTGAAAAACCAGTTATGTTTATCAAGTCTGTTGGTTTGACAGATTGCGATGATGCTGATAAGATAGAAGAAGTATGGGATTTTTACTTTGGTAAATGTGACATTAATATCTTGAATTGTCTAAAACAGTTTGGTCATGCTTATGTTTATTTTGAAACTGAAGAGCAAGCTAAAAATGCTTTTGAGGATTGGTTTCCCAACTATGGCGACCTATTAGATGAAGAAAAATATTTTTACTTTTATCAACACTTAGTTTACTACGCAACTGGTATTAATATAACTAATGAATAACTTTTTTGTATGGAATATTCTAGTGGGTCTCATAGAAAAATATTGAATTGTTTTTCTAAAAATAATATTAAGTTAACATTTGAAAAATCATTAGATTTAAAAAACACATTAAATCAAATTATAAAGTTTTCTTCTAGTGTGCATCTACAAGAAAATAAAAAGAATTTATTTAAATATGAAGTTGTAGAATACAATTTGACAAAATCTCATCCATGTAATTTGAAAAAAATGTATTCGTATGGATGGACGGAAATACTAGCACACAATAAAAATAGAAAGCATTTACAATCTATACAAGATTTATTATCCTTTACTGGTAGTAGTTTATTTGATATATCGGAATGTTTTTCTGATATATTTAAATATAGCAATAATGTTATTCATTCATTTGAATATAGAATTTCACCAAAAAATTTGTTAGGGGTTGATGATAGTAATTTCAAGTATTTAATTGACACACTGAAGATGCCTTCGGTAGTCGAAGAAATACGCAACAATAATAATTCAATCTTTGATTTGTTATCAATACATTTTAATTATCAAAATCAAATAATAGATGTTTCTTTTTTGACATCTTTGAAAAATTTGAAAAGTGATATAATCTCAGATTATTTTTTGCATTATAAAAATTTTATTGATATATTTAATATTATTGATGATGACGGTGAAGTATCAATAACATTTTTTCCTAATTCAAAGAAATTTTCTCTCGAAATATTCCCTACAAAAGAGGAAACATTTTCATTGTTATTTCATAAACTACAGTATCTAAACATATATGACTCTAATTTTTTAGATGAATTATCAGTTGATAATTACAAAAATTTTTCTATTAAATTTTCTTGGATTAATTATCAAACTATGGAAGTAATACTATCCAAAATATATTTGAATAAAAATTGGAATGCGGGGGCTTGACACGCCCCCTTTTTTCCTATATAGTGCTAGGAAACGCAACAGACCGATGACCACGCCCAACTGGCAGCACCATTCTAAGAAGGAAGCCAAACGCACCCTGAAACCTCAGGCGATGCGTCAAGCGAAGGCGCGTAAGCAGGCACTCAAGCGTAAACTGGAGGTAATTCAATGACTCATTATGATAAACTAATGGATTCTATCGTTGATGAAATCTATTATGTTTGGACTGAAGTATCTGATTGGAACAGTGATGAAGATACTGTGCGAGAAACCGCACATCGTATTCTTCAACACGTAGAAGAATTTCAAACTAATCGCACTAAAATTACACGATGGAGAGCATCTGACTAATGGCATTATCCAAACAAGTAGAAGAATCGCTCGATGAAGCACAAGCAGCAATGCGTAATGCACTTGCATTTGCAGCACGAAATGAGCGACCTGTAGTAGCTAAATGTATTTCTGAGTTGATGTGTGACATCGACAAACTCAAGACAATCGACAAACTCTTTGACACACTTGACAATATGAAAGATGAGTCTACTAAAAATCAATAAAGCAGCATTATATGAAGTGCCAGTCAAAACAACCCCAGAGAATGTCAAAGAGGCAAACGAAGGGTTGTTTAACTGCACTATGACACTTCCTGCTGCCGCTAAACATTGTGGCATGACACAGAAAGAAATGAAACTGACATTCTTTGAGTATCTGAAGTATCACCCTCTCACATATAATCAAAATTCATGAAAGTAGCTATAGTTGGTAAAGGCACATCTGCGATTATTACAGCACTTAGATTGATATCGGAGGGACACTCTCCAACTATATTTTATGATCCTAATATTCCACATCTTAAAGTTGGTGAGTCTACCACAGTTGGAATAGGTAAACTAATTAATAAAGTGTTGAAAATCAACACAGCTGAATTGTGTGAAAGAGGAATTTGCTCATTGAAAACAGGAGTAAAATTTATTAATTGGGGGGTTGGCAAAGAGTTTTACAGTAACTTTGAGCATCATATTGCATTTCAATTCGATACTATTAAATTCAACTCATTTATAAATGATGAATTAGAAAAAAGAAAGTTAGTAGAGTATATTCCAGAAAGAGTTGATTCACATGAAGTAATCAATAACCAATACATTGTAGTTAACAATAGACAATTTAATTTTATCATTTATTGCACTGGATGGTCGGAAGAAGATGAATACTATCCTGTCTATTTGAATACAGTTAATTCGGCAGTTTTATATACACAAAACAGTCTAGACGTAGATGCCACATATACTATTCATAGAGCTACTGAAGACGGGTGGCAGTTTGGATTACCATTTCCAAAAGAAAATAAAACAAAATGTGGATATCTTTATGATAGAAATTTAATTACTAAAGAAGAAGTAATTAAAAAGTTAGAGGGGTATGAAATCAATGGTCAAATTGATTGGACTCCTAAGTATTCTAAAAAATTAATTATCAACAAGTTTTGTGCTTACAATGGCAATCGATTATTTTTTCATGAGCCATTACAAGCACTGACTTTACATTATTATGACTATGCAGCGGAATTAATTACTGACTACTTAAAAAGGGGAAATGTAACTTCATATATTGAATGTAATCATCTATATCGGAAAGAATTTTGGACATATCAACTTTCTTTGGCAATGCATTATAGGTTTGGGTCTATCTATGATACTGACTACTGGACAAGAGTGAAAAAAGATGCTAATATCTTATTGCAGTCTCATTCTCTAGGACGAGAAGAAACTTACGAAAATGCCATTATGACAGATTATTTTCATAATAGAAATTATTCGCAAATTGGTATATTCGAACATATTGCTGGGCGAGACATTTATTATGGTTTATCTGGGAAAAACTTTAATGAGTGTAAACAAAAATATATTGATGAATGGGAATGTTTCAGGTAATGCGATGTTTTATGACAACGAAAAACTCAATAAAATATATAGAGATACGTGGCCAAATCTAGGATGGGCAAAACGTATGGATATCAGAGCAGGTGATACAGTAAAGTTTCTAGGATGCTCACCAGAGCAGGTTAGATGGGGCAACAACGATGACCCAACTGGTATCCTAATCGTAGGTGACAAATACTATGTAGAGCATGTAGAAGTGCATTCACAGCACACTAGGATTGAATTACGTGGTGTGCTAAAACAAAAGTTTAACTCAGTATGTTTTGAGGTGACACATGACACACGAAGAAATGCTTGAAGTTGCCGCACAACGAGAAGCAGAAAACAAAGCATTGGAAGCACTCGATAAACTCTATAAGGAGAATGATGAAGGTATGAAGAAACTTTCTGAAGACGAAAGGATTAAAGTGATTCAAACTGCTGTTGCTGGTATCGGTCAGTATTCCGATGCTCTCAAAGAGCTTGCTAAAACAGAAAAGGAACAACTCAAAGCAGAACTAGAGGCAAAGAAGAAAGAAAACTTCCAACTGGTTGCTGATGCCTGTATGGAAGAGTATGAGCAGAAGTATTGTCGTGATGTATTCCCAGTTAATGAATACTGGGTGTATATGATTGGTGAATACTACGGCACTGGCGAAGGTCAAACTACCTGTATTATGATGACACAGGCATCACCATATGGGGATGACTTTACTGAAGACAATCGCTATGTGCCTATCAACTCCAAGCAATATCGTGCTGTGAGAAAGTTTCATGAAGAGTTTGGCACTTGGATGTTGTATGGTTTAAAGTTTCTCTCCAGAGAAGATTTCTTTACCGAATGTGCCTATTATATTCCTCCCGTGATGATGAAACTTTCTAATAAGAGTTGCTTCAAAGAATTCCACACCCGAGTGCATTACAACTTTGCTTAATTATGACTGACAAAGAGCTTTACAATCCAGATGAATTTGTCCTTGATGACATCAAAATGTATCACTATGAGGTGATGGAAGAAGGTCGTCATGTATGGATGGCATTCTATTTGGAAAACGGTAGCATAGGACACTTGAATATTTTTCTGAATGATGGTAGAATCCAAACACGCTATGAGGAATGGGTTAATGATGACGCCAAGTAAGTCGGATCTTATTCACTATAAGATTCAGGCAGCAATGAGAGAAAATGTATTTGATGAAGACCAGATGAAATATCTTGGTATCCGAGAAGATGGCAAACACTGGTATCTTGTCGGCGGTGAGCATGAAGTATCTGTTGACCAATTTGAAGAATTTGAGAAGATTGACGATGACCTACAAACTTGACGAAAACGCCAAAGCATTCTCCTATACCAAAGAAGAGTTGTTTGATTGTATCACTCGTATTGTGGCACATCCACACACTGCAATCACTCAGCATGACAAAGCTCGTGCTATGGCAATCTTTCTAACCTTTGCTGACTTTCTTGGTAACTATACCGAGAGTGATAATAACTTCGGTCATGTCATCTACGAATCAGATTCTACTGATTTTGAAGGATATGTGCTGATGTTGCTTGGTAAGAATAAACCAATGGATTTCTATCGCCCTGATGCTGACAAGATTCTCAATGGTAAAGACAAATGAAACTCTTTGATTACGTCTACTACGAAGATTATGGGCACGAATGGTATTTCCAAGTGCTCTCAGCATATCCTAAGTTTGCATTCATTGATTGTGTAGTGCAATGGGATGAGTTTCCTGCTACTGAATGGTTTCCAACTATTCTGCTTGGCATCGGTCCACATGACTTATTTGGTATCTCAATCAGATACAGAAAGTTTGAGATTCGCTTCAACCTATTACATTTCAAACCACGCAACTTAGAATGGTATCGCAGAGGAGAATCAAAATATGAATCCATTGATTGAAAAGTTTGAAGAAGTATATGGTAAGAAACCAAAAGAAGGTGGATTGATTGAGCAGCTTGCTGGTGGTGAAGGGCAAGATGTAATCAGTTTTGGTAATATGGGTGATACTAACATTCCATCTGGTAGTTATGTTAATAGCAGTGTGCTGAATCTCAATCCAGCATATATTTCTAATGGTATCACCTGTGTCAATCCAAATACATTTACATCAAATACTAAAAGCTTTTGTCTCCCTAATCAAACATCAGCAGAGCAGCAGTTTAATAAAGTATTAGAAGATGTAGGAAATAGTAGAGCAACTGTTGCTAGTATCTCTGCTGAAATAGATTCATCATTCACTGGATTTGGTGGGCAGATTCGTTATACTGTTGAGATTGTTGGCAGATACCCATGACTACTCAACATCGCACAAAAGGAAAATCAAGCGAAGCATATTTTTTATACAAATACTATGATTGGGCACCAGATTGTAGTTATACTCTTGCCGAGCATCATTTAGATAGTGGTGCTGATTTTATTTTGCCAAATGGTAAAAAAGTGCAGGTAAAAAGATTTAATTACAATCGTGGAGAAAATCAAAATCCATGGCGATTAGATTTGCGTAGAAAGAAAAATAAAGGAGTTGGCAACTATACAGAAAATAGTTTTGATTTTTTAGTAGCACATGACCATGAAGGAGCTACTGGATACGAATGCTTGCGTTATGCTAAAATGACTGATATAGTAAATAAAACTGGCAAAGTTAAATTATCTGTATCAGTAAATAAATTGGAAGAGTTAACAGATTTTTCAGTATTTTTTACATTATGACACAACTCATTGATAAATCCGACCCACGTTACTTCACACAAACATCTGACGAACCCTATCTTCGTCACGATTATAAATTAGTATCGAGCACTGGCGAATTTGTTATCTTTGATAATTATGAAGATGTACAGCGTAGGTGGTTTGAGCGTGGTGGTCATTTTTTAAGCCACATTGAGGTTCTAGACCATAAAGAACCAAAGAAAAAGAAAAAGAAAAAACGATAAGCAATGCTTATGAAACACCGCTTGACACCACCGTTGAGCGGTGCTATATTGTATTCAAATACATAAAACAATGAGACGAGTCACTGTAAAACCTAAATCCAGCAAGGCAAAGAATCGCCTTGCTAACATGATGGATGGTAATCCTATCTGTGTTGTTGAGCAGGACAAAGGAGATGGTATGCTGTTTCTCGCTTCTGAGAATGGCAAATACTTCTTCTGGGTCAATGTAAGTGATGATTGTCACTGGGAAACTGAATGGGAGGTATTATGAAACCTAAAATCCGTGTTATCTTAGAGCAAGCGATTGAAGAGGGTGTGCGTCGTGGGTATGCACGGGCACACAAGCATGTTGAAAATCCTGCCGAAGGTGCTATAATAGAGCACATTGAAGAGGCAGTGATGTCTCAAATCTACGAATACTTTACTTTTGACGATGAGGATTTCCCTATCTATCCATGGAATGAAACAGGAGACGGCGTATGACTATTGAAAAAGTAAAGTTTGTATCAGTCACTCGTGTGATTGATGACCGCAAAGGTATTCATTACCTTGATGCTATTGATGAGAATGGTATGCACTGGTCTGCTGAAATGGATAACAAACAAGAAGCATGGCTAGTATATACTAAACTGTGGACCCGAGACCCTCAACAACCTTATTACCTATGATTAATCCTTATTCAGTAAAAAAACAAGTAATTGATGAGTATCGTATGGATACTATTAAGGAACGACTTACTCGTATTGAAGATAAACTTGATTTACTCATTACTCAACTTAAAATAGAGTTTTATAAAAAATGATAGGAAATCCAGATGATATTATACTCATAAGTCCATCAAAGATGTTTGAGTATGAAAAATTAGCAAGAAATATTGATAATTGTGAGAATGTAGAGGAACTACAACTTTCACTCAAAGGTATGTTAAAGTTGTATATGAAACAACAAGAAGTAACGGCACAAGTATTAAAAATGAAAATGTGATGAAATTAACACCAACATCTCTTCGTATTATTGGAAGCATTCTACTCATAATAGGATACTTTATTCTTTTATATGGTGACATGAAAACTGGCTGCTGGTTTCGTTTGATTGGTGGTTTAGTAATGGTTCCGTTCTCCATTGAAATCAAAACCTGGGATGTTATTGTGCTACAGGCATTTTTTGCTGTTATTGATACATCTAAAATTATTCAACTATCAGTATGAAACTAGATATAACGATGGAAGAGTATGGTATAATTATTAATGCTTTACATTATTATAAGAAAATAGAGAAGAAAGGAAACTTTCAGCAGTATGATGATAAAAGAATTAATAAGTTAAGAGACAAACTATCACATCAAATGGTATGGGAACAATGATTGACTGGACAACGAGATTTGAAGCTCTGCCCGATGTAGAAAAAGATAAGATTGCTCTGTTGCGAGTGATTGAATGTACGAATGGTATTATTCAACACACCTATCGTGCTGGAGATGATGATACATTGACTGTTGATGAAGTCAGAGATGCGATGAAGTTCTCTATGGGATGTATGAAGCGTATGGAAATACCTGTAGGAGATAAAGTGGTTACATTTGCACCTGAAACTGCGGAACTCTTCACTGAAATGAGACGATTGTATATCTCTGGTGCGAAACAAAATAATCAAGAAGATTTCAATGAGTTTCTCAAAGGATCTAAAGCTAATTTGATTGCTGTAGGTAAAGATCGTATTCTACATGCAAGGCGTCTTGCATTTGAGCATATTGACGAATTGCCACCACATACGTTAGAATGGGGACTATCATACATCTTTAGTTTTGCGGGGTGGGTATAATGCCATTCTTTCCTGACTGCTACGATGAGTGGGGTCTATATAATATTAGTTATGATGGAGACCACAAAATGTATGAAATGCTATTTGAGGGCACCGAAGAAGAGTGTCGTCAATATGCCTACGATAACTACACTGACAAGGAGCAAACTAACATGTGCTTGATGGATTGGGAAGCCAGGGAGTGGGATGTATAATGGGCATGTTCGACTATTTCCGCTCATCATATGATTTGGGCGAGCAGTTTACAAATACGGTGTGTCAAACCAAAGACATTGAAGATGGTATTGGTGGCACAATGACTGACTATTGGTTAGATCCAGCAGGTCAGTTGTGGTATCCAAGTTATATTGGTTGTCACACCTTTGAAGTATATGAAGAAGGAGATCCAAAGTATAATCCTAATATCAAATGGGGAAACCATGAATATATTCCAACTGGAAAGCATGGTAAGTATCAACCACACTACATCACAAAGTATATTGAAGTATATCCTGCTGAGTGGAAAGGTAAATGGGAAGATTGGCCCCGCTTGCGTTTGCACTTCAGATATGGTATACTACAGGAGCACACCGATGTGACAGGAAGATGATTGACCTTATTAAAACACTACTCAAATCAGCACTTGCTACCTCCCGTTGGGGTCCGTTGACAGAGGCAGATGAAGAACTTGTATGGGACTCTTCCTTTGCTAAAATATTCAAAGCATCATCTATCCGCCGCACACCGAAAACACCACGCACTGCAATTACACTAGAATGACCCTACACAAGTTTGTCTATCAATACGAGGGCAACACATTCTTAGGTGAACGATACCCTCAACAAGAGATTATCGTTCAATCTAAATGCGAAGACCTTGATGCACATGAAATTCTGCAACTCTTTAAATCCTACATGGTAGCCTGTGGTTATGCCGAAAAAAGCTTCTACGACGCCTGCGAAACAGCAGCAGACGAAAACAATCCCTATCGCAACAAAGGTAGAGACCGACACGAAATGGGAGAAACTGACCAAATCCGCCACACCACGTACAGTAACTCAAAAGACCAAATCCCAGTCAAAGACACAAATCCAATCAAAGACCTCCTCGATCCAATTTAGTAATGATGTTGACAAGTTTCCTCACACTGGATTCCCTATTCGCTTAGAATACAAGGATGGCAACGACAAGAAAACTTGTTGGTTTCAATGCTACGACCACTATCACAAACACATCACACGATACAAAGTAACTGATTATGTCGCAACTACGAATGATATGGCGTTGGTGGGCGAAGTCACTGGGGCAAAAAGCAAGCAATAAAGACCACGAAGCAGATAAGGTTGCAATCATTCGCACTCTTATCTTTGCTACATATCTTATCACCAACGCATTCATTGTTGCTGGTGTGATGAGACACTGGAATGATCGAGAAATCAAAGTTGAGGTAGAAATCTATGAAAATTCAAACTATTCCGAAAAGTTATACTCAGAAAGACGGCACAATCTGGGAATGGGTGGAGACACCCGAATTGAGGGCGTATATCGCTCAGGCACAATCAAAAACCGCACTGGAGAGTTTGAATGAACCACCCAAACGACCACCCCGAAATAGCTGAAGTAGACTGGATTGATGATGCTTTCCGTGTTGAAGAAACTCGTTGGAAAAGTTATAGGTCTTATTCCAAAAAAGGTAAAGAACTCGTCACCTCATTACACAGAAACACTTGTATTGATGCAACCAGATTTTACCTTAAAGGATGCCAAGAAGGCTGGATTGCTACCACAACATACGAGGGAACAGTAGGTGGAAAACTCTAAACAATACCCATATCATGTGTTAGACCCAACTACCCCATGGTACGAGTTTTTGTGTTATTGTGAAATCTGTCATCAACTTGGGGTCAAAGACCAACCCAAACTTGGTAGATATGCTGCATATCGTAGATATCTAAAAATGATGAATATCATATAATTGTAACTTTTTGTTACATAAATAAAAAGACAATATTAAGAAATCCCCATTTGTGTGG